TTTACTGCTACCAAGAACGGTTTGATCTTCAAGTCGTCAGGTATGGTACGTTGGAAAGGTTATGTTCAAATCACACTGGACGAGGGACAGGATCTGTATAACATTGAGTTCTTCAAGATGCGTGGTGTGAAGCGCACCGTAGCAGCATCAGTAGAAGGTATCTTCGCAGATCAACTCGTTGAACTTATTGACTCTCAGGTAGGATAATTATATGGCATTTGCTCCCAGCTCAACTTACTTCAACACAGGCGACGGCAGCATCCTCGGCAACTTCACAGAAGCTGATGCTGGTAAGTTGTTTGAATATTCTGAGAACAACGACGGCGTCTTCACAGACTTCCCACACAAGATTTGGGTTACTACTCCAATGGTTGCCTCAAATGGCATGACACTGGACAGTGGCTTCCGCTATGGCAAGGTACTAAAGACTCGCTGCTACATTTGTATTGACGAGGACGAGAATGGCAACCCAGTACCTGAGAAGTGGTACTTCAAGCAGAACTCCCATAACAAATATAAGGACTAATATGACTAGGAATCAATTAGCCAGAATTATTTCTGCTCTTATGCGACAAGGCATGACACGCGATGAGGCTATCGCTCATATGAATGGGCGATATGTTGTTGAAAAGGAAGACAAATGAAACCTGATCTAAACCATATCATCAGAACTGCTATCCAAGCTGCCGCATATCAAGCTGGTGTCACAGGTGGTCCTGAGAATTTTGATATTGAAATTATGCCATATCTGATTGAGAAGACTGAGTGGATTCTCGAACTTCAACAGCTAGATGATGTTCTACCTGAACCCAAACCTTGGATAACTGATAGAACATTGGCGGACCCAAACAACATCACTCGTGAGTGTATCTTTGAAGCTCTGTTCTGTATAGATGAGAAGCACTGGCAAGAAGTATACTCGGTCCGTACATAAGGTCCGTACATAAGGTCCGTACATAACAGGAGTTGGTCCGTACATAAGGTCCGTACATAAAAAAATAAAAAAAGATAAGAAAAAGGCTTGACTTTATTCGCAGGTGTGTTATAATATATTTTAACAGTTAGGCAATAGCAACACACACAGGAGACGATATGTTTGAAAAGGCACTGTTTAGCTACTCAGCAGGATGGTTGTACTACACCGTCAACAATGAGCGAAAGTTTGTTGCTCGCTTCAAGTATCGCAACCCAATCACCAAAGCCAAGTTCGTCAAGCAGCTCATCGCCAACCACACTCCAGCTGAATACTTTGAGAAGCTGGGCAACAGAGAAACTCCAGTAGGCATCCTGCGTGATGCTGATCCAGTATGGTACGCTGAAATAATGTCAAAATAATTAAAAAAAGGGGTTGACTTTTTGTCAGCCCTTTGTTATAATTATTAGAACAGTTAGGCAATAGCAACACACACAGGAGACACTATATGATGCCCCAAGCACAAATTAGAAGAGTAGCAGTCCAAGCCGCAGCATACGAACTTCGTGTTCATCCAGAGCGTGACTATGTTGATATGGAGACTTTGGCTGACGTAGCCAACAGAGCTAACCAAATCCTGCGAGAGACTTACTTGTATCAACTGATGGTTGACTATGATGATGTCACCGCAGAAGACGTTGTTGAACTTTTAGACATTGATATCTAAGAAATTTCTTGACATTCCTAGAAATAGGATATATAATTAGAAATATACAGTAAGCAATAGGGCTTACACACTTCAACTCCAATACAGGATACACCATGGACGTAACACGCACCGTAACAGTAAATGCTGCCAAGTCACGAATTCAACACTGCATGACAAAGATGCGCCCCGTATTTATTTGGGGCCCTCCAGGCATTGGCAAGTCCGATGTCGTTCATCAGATTGGTGCTGACATTGGCGCTCACGTTATTGATGTGCGATTGTCATTATGGGAGCCAACTGACATCAAAGGTATCCCCTACTATGACTCCAATGCTAACAAGATGACATGGGCTCCACCAATTGAGCTGCCAGACGCTGACATGGCTGCTGAGCACGATAAAATTATTTTGTTCTTAGACGAGCTCAACTCTGCTGCGCCCGCTGTACAGGCTGCGGCATACCAGCTCATCCTCAACCGCCGTGTAGGCACATATGTATTACCAGACAACGTGGTTATCGTTGCTGCTGGTAACCGTGACGCTGACAAAGGCGTTGTATATCGCATGCCTAGCCCACTCGCTAATCGCTTTGTTCACCTCGAGCTTGCTGTAGGCTTTGATGACTGGTTCAACTGGGCTGTCACCAACAAAATCCACAAAGATGTTGTTGGCTTCCTTCAGTTTTCCAAGAAAGATTTGTATGACTTTGATCCTAAGTCATCATCACGCTCGTTTGCTACACCTCGCTCATGGTCCTTTGTATCTGAGTTGCTCGAAGACGAGATTGACGAAGATTCCATGATGGATTTGGTGTCCGGCTGTATTGGTGAGGGCTTGGCTATCAAATTCCAAGCACATCGCAAGATTGCTTCTACATTACCTAACCCCACCGACATTCTCGATGGCAAGGTTACTGAGATGACATCCAAAGAGATCAGTGCTATGTATTCACTGACAGTGTCATTGTGCTACGAATTGAAAGAAGCTAATGACAAGAATGATAAGAAGTTCAACACCAAGGTTGATAACTTCCTAGCATTTATGATGAACAACTATGAGCCAGAGTTGGTTGTCATGGGCGTCAAGTTGGCACTCACTACATATCAACTTCCAGTAGATCCAGACGAGCTCGACAACTTTGACGAGTTCCATGAGAAATACGGTAAAATTATTACTAAGGCTCAACAAGCATAAATAAATGGGCGCTATGATAGCGCCTATTTATTCATATTACATAATGTCATATAATTTACCTAAACCCGATTATCAATTTTATACAAAAGATAAAACAATAGCCTCAGGCACATATCATCAATATCCTAGACAAGATATTATAGGCTGGAGGCTAAAATTTACTTGTGACTCAAACTTTTCTTCATCTTGGAGAACTATTTGGTTAGATGAAGAGCTTCCTAAAATGTATAAGCACAACTCTGATATCAACATATTATTATCAGGGGGTAGTGATAGTTTAACTACTGCTTTTGGTTTTTTAGCCTGCGGGTATGATGTAAATCATACTATTATCCTCTATAAAGATCACGATCACATCTGTAATGCTAGAGAAGTAAAAGAAGCATTTAAATTTGCTGGAAAGCATCGTATTAAATACGATGTATTAGAGCACAATGTTTCTGACTTCTTAGACGAGTGGATAAATGATCCAAAATGGAAAGGTTATTCTACAAATATAATGGACTCATCTTTACAAGTATGGTCCGCATCAAAAATAGATCCGTCGTTATTTACAATTATTTCAGAACCAGGTTTTACAGGTTATATAAAATATGAGAATGATTGGATGTATAGAAATGTAATGGATAACCAGCATACACAGGAAGTTTTTACAAACTTAGGGCTTAATGGAACTACAAGGCCTTATTGGACTACTCCCAAAGCAATATCTGCTTTTTTTGCTGGCGATATTGCAGAACGTATATTATACGATAATATATTTAATTTGTCCAATGGCGAGATGCTATCTGATCCTGAATTAAAATATAAAGCATGGAGCCTAACGTCAGGTTTTGATATTACACCATATGTAGTTCCTAAAACATCTGTTCAAATGTTTGAGAACCATAAATGGCTAAAGAAATGGCACAAAGCAATGGCAGCTGGAGATGTAAATATTTCGCATACAAACCTTCAGTTTGAATATTCTATGTTTGACTTTCATAAAAGAATTGAAGATGGATCTATTTCAAACTATTGGATTGATTTTAAAGACTGGGCCGTTGAAGCTCCTAACACTTGGTATGGGCCTAAACTGAACGCCTAACATAATAATGAGGACCAAGCTCGTTATCACATATAGTGCTGGTAATAGCAAACCCATTTTTAGTATAAGCCCCAACAGAACTTTGTTTGGGGTAACTCCAAATATATTTCGCAGATTCCTTTTTTGCTTGTTCATATAATTCGTTGAAAAGAATGTAAGTTAAACCCTTACCTCTATATGTTTCATCAACATACAAACCTCTGCTTCTATAATAACCATTTATAGTCATGTGCCCACTATTTACTGCCACTATTTTGTCATTTTCTTTTATAGCAAAAAAAGTTGGCTCGTTATTATAAATTGACATATCATATCCCCCGAGATAGAGCATAGAACTAATATGCTTTATAGGCGATAATCTATCTTTCCAAAGATAGTTGGACCATATGTTACATATGGTTTCAAAATTTATTTTATCAACAATCATAGAGCTAAATATTTTATTATTAGGAGTATTTATGTTAAAAGACCAGTTTGAGTATGAAGTTATTACAGACCCTGAAGCACAAAGTAGATGGACTCCACATTCTTATATTGTAGATATACCACTAGGAAAATATACTAAACAAAATATAGAAGACACAATTACATCTATATTTGGTGATCCTATACACGAAGGATGGTATTTTTTATATATGAATGTAAAAGAAAAAGTAGAAAGTTATAAAGTATTGCTACGGGGAAGGCCTAAAAAGAAATTTACTCGACTATGCTTAGAATACCCATGCCGAATTGAGAGAATTATAGATTGACCTGTTACCTCCCAAAAATTTTTAACAACATAACTAGCCCACCTAAAAGATTTTTTGCTTTTGGTTGTAGCTTTACGAAGTATTTTTGGGCTACGTGGGCTAATATTATTGGTGCACATTTAGAGTCATCCTATGGTACAACTTGGTATAATTTTGGAAAGACTGGCATAGGCAATGAAGCTATAGCAAATCTTGTATCTCAAGCAAATCTAATTTATAACTTTACAAAAGATGATTTAGTAATTGTATGCTGGACAAATATTGCAAGGAAAGATAATTTTGATAACGATAAGAAAGGAATCAAACCATTAATTCCTAAATATGAATGGTGGGGGTATGGTAACATCTTTACCTCACCTTTATATCCTAAAAAGAATTTAAAAAAAATTGCGTTTTCAGATCTGTTGATTAAAAATTTAACATACATCGAGTTGGTTAGATCATTGTTAAAAGATAAATGCGAAATGCATTTTTTGCAAATGTGTCAAATAGATACACAATTTTTACAAAATCCAGCTCAGCCAAATGAGATAGCATCAACTGACAATATATATGAAGAAATAAAAAAAATCTATTCACCAACTATAGAATCTTTGTATCCTTCATTTTATAAAGTTGTATGGAATGATAATATTGTAGATAGACGAAAATATTTTGATCCACACCCATTGCCATCCGAGCATTTTAAATATCTAAAAAAGACTTTTTCTTGCGAGTGGCATCCTACCTTGGATAAATTAGTAAAAACCGCCAATGATAGTGTTATACAAAAAGGTAATACCCTTACTCAAAGATTAGATTGGGAAGGCTATAACTTTGTAAAGGTTACCTCTGAATTTACCAAAGACAATCGAGACCTCATGGTTAGTGAAGGCAACTCATCAAACAGAATACTTATCTAAAAAAATATCTTGACTTTCTCCATATTTCTATATATAATTAGAAATATACAGTAAATAACAACAACACACAGGAGATACTATGTCCATAGACAACAGCAAATCCAGCTTCCAACCAAAAGATTTGTCCCCGGAAGAGCTTGCTAAGATGCGAGCTGAGGTTGAGGATAAGATTACGGTTGCTAGGGTAGGTATGCTGCTTCGTCATCCATTTTTTGGCAATATGGCTACACGGCTCAAGATTGAGTCATGTGACGATTGGTGTCCTACTGCTGCTACTGACGGGCGCCACCTTTACTTCAATACACAATTTTTCAACATCCTAACTGAGAAACAAATTGAGTTCGTTATTGCCCACGAGATCATGCATTGTGTCTATGATCACCTCACACGCCGCGACGATAGGGATCCACGCCTATATAATATTGCTTCAGATTACATTGTCAATAACTTGTTGGTTCGTGACGGTATTGGACACAAGGTTACGCAAATTCCAATCTTTCAAGACTTCAAGTATGATGGTTGGACATCGGAGGACGTATACGATGACTTGAAGAAACAAGAAGAGGAGAATGGCGAAGGTTCAGCTGGTGATGGCGAAGGCGAATTGCTAGATGATCACGTTGATTGGACTGACGGTGATGATTCCGCAGACAGCCGCTCAGGTTCATCCCCAGGACAAGATGGCACTCCATCCAAAGGACGTCCTCAAATGTCTGAGGAGGAGATGAAGAAGATTAAGGACGAGATCAAAGAGTCCATGATCCAAGCGGCACAGGCTGCTGGTGCTGGTAACGTGCCAGGTGAGGTGAAGCGTATCATCCAAGAGCTTACTGAGCCTAAGATGAACTGGCGTGAGATTATCCAAACACAGATCCAATCAACCATCAAGGCTGATTACACATTCTCCCGTCCATCACGAAAGAATTGGCATTCGGGCGCTATTTTGCCCGGCATGAACTTTGATGAATCTATTGATGTAGCTATTGCTTTAGATATGTCCGGGTCCATAGGGCACGAGCAGGCACGTGATATGCTGTCTGAGCTACAAGGCATTATGGAGCAGTACAAAGACTACCGCATCAAGGTATGGTGCTTTGATACTGAGATTTACAATACTCAAGAATTTACTTCCGACAACGGAGAAGACATAACTACATATGAGCCCATGGGAGGCGGTGGTACTGACTTCGACGTGAATTGGCGGTATATGAAAGACGAAGATTTTCAGCCAAAGAAGTTCATTATGTTTACCGATGGTTATCCGTGGGCTAGTTGGGGTGATCCAGATTACTGCGATACCATATTTGTTATTCACGGACATCACGATAAGAATTTTGAGGCACCATTTGGATTTACTACACACTATGACGAATCCGCTTAAAATAAAAAAAGCGAATCGGCTAAACTTTTACGGAGTGAGAAAGGCGTCCTCGGCGCCTGCTCATTTCGAATATATGACGATTCCGTTACACTATAATTTAGAGCGATCCATGGACAAATGGATCCACGATAATCTGAAAGGACGATATTATATTGGACGAACGCTAAAAATTGATCCAGTTGATAGAGGAATCTCAGAAGTTTTATACATTGGGTTTGAGGAACCTAAAGAGTTGTCATACTTCACTTTAGCGTGTCCTCATTTGAAATACTAATAAATAATATACACACTTTTTAGCTTACAAGGAGAAAAAATGGCTAATCGAAGAAAACCAGCAGAAGAAACTGCTACAGTTCCAACACAACCTACAGTAACCCCAGAATCTGCAGAATCCGCAGAAGGCGAAGGTAATGTAGAGCTTACAGTAAATGACTTGGGCGCTCTCAAGCAGATTATTGACATTGCCAGCTCACGTGGTGCGTTCCGCCCAAATGAAATGGTTGCTATTGGAACCACTTATTCTCGTCTAGAAACATTCTTGAATGTTGTGGCTCAGCAGCAACAAGCTCAGCAGGCAGGATAATGTTAAAACATATTGGAAGGCTCAGACACAATCAAAGGAAAGTTATTGTAGCGTATAAGACGCTACCTAATGATCCTAGCCATTGTGTTTGTATTTCCACGGAGAGCTTAGAAGCAGCCGATCATGATAGCCTAATGCAGGTTGTCGAATCAAATTCTGGCCAGGCTGCTGATGAGTTTGCTGAAGTGATGATGCGTTCTCATCTATCTGATGGTGCTAATATGTTACAGGCTTTCCATGTAAGAGGAAAGATGTCACGTTATCCCACTACAGATATTGAGATGACACCCGACTCTAATACAGTTATATCATTAGACGAGTTGAACAAACTGATTGCAGAGCAACGCGGAGTCACTGTAGACGAGTTGGCTATGGTAAATCCGTCAGAACCAAGGAAGAGAAAAACTGAAGCTGCAAAAGCCCCGTCAGAGCCCGTTACTAAACCCACAGTAGCTGAGGCACCCGTAGCACCACTACAAGCCCCTGAGGGCGGTGTACTAACTGATGAGCAGATTGCTGCTAACTATCGTTCACAAGCAGACAAACTTTTCAAAGAAGCAAAGCTCTTGCGTGAACAAGCTGAAGCATTGGTTCCTACTAAGAAACGACGGGGAAACGAAAAGAAGAGTGCCGAGGAAGTATAACACATCGCTTCCAGATGACGTTATTGAACATTGGCCAGAAGTTTTCAAAGATGTTAAACTTGAAGTAATACCTGTACGTTATTTAGATTCCGTGCAGGTACAGTTTAATGATGGCAAAGTTTGGGATATAGATTTGAAGGAAAAGGATCTAAAAGAAAATCCTGAAGAAGTAGAAAATTCGTTAACTAAACTATTTGACGAATACGAAGCTGACATTAAGCATATTAACTTCAAGTTGAATTCTGAGAAAATAAAAACAGATGTTCAACGACGCACTAATTTGTTCCTTAAGAAAAAAAAGTAGTATTTCTATTTCATAGATAAATATATAGAAATACTACTCTAGGAGCAAACATGGCACTACGATTACGAAGAGGGCTTGACATTGAAAGGCAATCAATTACTTTTGCAGAAGGCGAGCCTCTTTACACTACTGATACAAAACAGCTCTACGTTGGTGATGGATCAACTGTAGGGGGAAATCTTGTTACTGGTATCAAATCACTCCTCGAAGACACTACTCCACAACTTGGCAATAATCTAGATTTAAATAATAATAACATTACAGGTGTTGGAAACATTGACATTGTTGGTGATCTAACTATCAAAGGTGGATTGAATGCTGATTTTATTTTAGCAGACTATCGAGGATCTTTATTTGGGAACGACAGCACTATGCTCGTCGATGGAAATCAAGGAATAATTACTGCAAGTGTCGTTTCCGGTGATGTACCTTTAGTAGATGTTGACACTAAGCTAATTAATCTAAATTTCACTCCTCTTGAATCATTGCAAGATGTCAAGATTGTCAATCCACAAATTGGCGACACTTTGCAATATCAATCAGATGGATGGCATGCACAGCCATTTGGAACTGATCCCATAACCCAATTACCTCCCCCAAATAATTCTTTGTTACAATACACTTCAAGCAATGGATGGGTTGGATCTAATAAAATTATAGCTGATGATAGTTCTGTCTTAATTGATCTTGCTAGTGGTGAAGTTTATTTAGGTTCATCATCAATCCAAACATTTAGCGATGTATTTATTGATAATTCTTCCCTACAACCAAATGAGGTGCTAACTTGGGATGGTGATTTTTGGACTCATAAAGAAATTGATGTTTCTCATATTAATCTAACTAGTATTGTAATAGATAATATTAGCAATGTAAATGTTCCAGCACCAAGCTCAAATGAAATTCTTAAATTTGACGGTACTCAATGGACTAATGGAACATTGGGATTATCTGATCTAGATGATATTTGGATAGATGAAACTGTTCCATTAGAAATGAATCAAATTTTATCATGGGACGGATTTCATTTTATTGTAAAAAATAACAGCCTTCAAGATTTAACAGATACATATATTCAAAACAATCCTGAAATGGGCAGTGTATTATATTGGGACGGTTTTCATTGGATTGGTATGGTAATTACAGACTTGATATCAGGCTCAACATATGAAAGTAGAGATGTAATCGCAGCCGATAGTACCGTAATTATCAATTCTAGCACATCTGCGATTACAGCATCGTCTTTAGAGGTAGATAGAATACATACTGAACAGCTTGAAACTGATTCTTTAGATATTCGCTCATATGTTGGGCAATCATCTTTAAGAATGGAAAGAGTTGATAATACAATTTCTTTTGCTAACAACTTTGCAAACTCACCACTTTTAGGTGAAAAACTTGGGATGATTAGATTTACATCCTCCAGTATATTAGACACGCCTAATGAGATGCGAAATGTTTATATATCTGCCTATACTGGAGGTTTGATTCTTTGTCACTCATTCAATAATGGAACAATACCCGAAGAATATGTAACATTAGCTGAAGGTAATTTAAATGTTGGCAGTAATGTGAAAGCTAGTGAAAAATTAGAAGTCCATGGCAACACAAAAGTACATGGGTTTGTTCAATTTGGTAGCCTTACTACTGTAGAAAGAGATGCCTTGACTGCAGAAAATGGAATGGTTATTTATAATACTGATGTAAATAAATTCCAAGGCAGTGCTAACGGAACATGGGTAGATTTACATTAATTTATATTTTGGCAATTTAGAGTCTGCACTAGAAACACAGGATTTAGTTGTACAAATCGTTGGTTTGTTAAACAATTTGAATCCTGTTTCTATATTCCCCAACGGTTCATCATGACAAGAATAACTTCGTTTTATATTACCATCTGGTTCTCTAATAATAATTCCTTGATACCCTGAGTTACATATCCATCCTTCAAAATTATTAAAATTAAACGCATTAAATCTTTCTGCCTGATCCATATACCATTTTTTACCAGTTGAGTCTGTAAACTCTACTTGAAAATGTCCTGGTACCGATGAATCATCTTTTTGTCCTTGTGGAACTTCAAAAGTTGCTTTAGGCCTATCTTTCCATTCTCGCTTTGTCTCTGTATAAGCCCTTTGCGGCATTCCGTTGTGTAAGGTGTGTAATTGTTCCTCTGTATAGCCATCTACCACACGGGATGCTGTGGGGTCGGACTGTGGCTTTAGCGTAACGTTGATCCCTCTGTTGTGTAAATAGAGGGCGTTCTCCCAGTCCTTGTCAAACCATTCAGGCACCATCACCATATTGACTGTTACTTGCACATCATATGATTGGCAGAATTCTAGCTTGTCCGCAAAGTCGCTTAGATCGCCCGTAGTAGCGACATGTTCTGTATGTAGGCTAGCAGTTATAGATGCTCTATGAAACGGCTTAGCGAACTCTACATACGTTCTAAACCAGTCTAAGGGGCGGGAGCAGTTACTAGTCATATGAATTGATGTGTAGTTTGTGTTAGGCACATCATCTGCTAGATATTTTAGGATATCTAAGTAGCCAGGGTGAAATGTAGGCTCACCGCCTGACAGAGAAAAATGAAATGAATTAAATCCATTAATCCTTGCTTGTCTTTTAATTTCATCAATTGTTTTTAGGCATAGCTCTGTAGGACGATGATCCTTTTTTGTAGTATGGGCATAGGGCCAACAATAGGAACACTTGTAGTTACAATATCGTCCTAGCAACCACGACACTGTAAATAAATCTCTATATAATAATGTTCGCTGTCCTAATGAGACTATATCATCAAAAGGAATTTTAGTAAAGTCGTATTGACTCCATTTTAAATCTTTATTCATCTTCCACTATTACAATATTGTTGAACGAAGGTCTACCATATACCTTATCTACAATACCAGGAGGATATGGTATTTTTTTCACTATATCTACCCGAGGATCAAAATAGTCATAATGTACATATCTATCTTTACCATATCCTACACCTATTAAAAAACGAAGATCTAACGCTCTTTCATCGTGAGATATAGGAAACATTTCTTCAACTGCAGGATAATCATTACATAAATTTTGGCACATGCCACTTTGTATTCCTCTATTTGCCAAGGCTAACATTATAAATGCTGAAAAAATTCCAATCTCAATATTTTCTGTTTGAATTTGCTTTGTTGTTTGATGCCCCGGTGTACGAGTTTTTCCAGAACCTAAACCATCTAATTTTGCCCTAGGACTTTTTGTATCAAATCTACCTTCTAAATCAGAACAATATCTTGAATTAAATAAAAGTATCCACGGAGCAAGAACTTGTGGATTTCCAGGATCATCTTCTGTAGATAACGATCCATTTCTAAGACATATCTCCATAAGTCTTTTTCGTTTAGCCTCATCATTGTGTCTATATAATCTTACTTGATACGGAAACATTAAGTTTTTACTTGGTATGTGAGTGTGTACTTCTTGTAACGCTTCTATAATAAGCTCTTTTTTAGGGATTCTCTCTTCATCCCATGCAAAAGTTGTATGTCTTTCTTCTATTAGCTCTAACCATTCCATCAATCATCCTTTACAGTAAAAATTGATAGTCCAATCTTTTGAGATACATTATTATTTCTAAAATTTGAACTACAATGTAATTGTAAACTATCAAAGCATAAAATATTTCCTAGTTTCCAATCTAACAAAGTATTTATAGATAAATTATCCAACCATTCTTTTTTACAGTGAGTTAAATATTTTTTGTATATCTCATCACTAATTTTTAGGTTACTTTTATACGAAACATACTTATAGTTACATAATGGTTTATTATAATAGACTGCATGCTTATTGGGGATATCACCGTTAAAAAATTTCGCAGGACCATGATAATAATATTGATCAAATAAAACTAATTTAAGATCGTTTGACTTTCCATATATTTTTAAAGGTATAGTAAATGCTTTGTAACTATTTGGGTATTCTGGAGTGTCATCATTATGAATAACATGAGGAGATGTAACATCAAAAATATGAGAAGTTCTTATTTTGAATGATCCAAACCTATCTTTAAGTTTATTAACTATAGGCTGTAATAGCTCATTGTTTTTATCTACTTTTTCTATCTGTAAAAAAGTAGGGCCTGTATTTTTTATAACCCAATGCTTTTTATTTTCATAATAAAAATTTAAATACTTATCAACCTCTATTGATATATCAGTTATTGAGACTGGCGGACTTTGTGCCTTTTTCAATTTGGTTATTTGTTGTCGAGATCTCATAATCAATACTTATCAGTCACACTCATTACCTTCATTACATTTTCCCAAGTTTTAGGAATGTTCATTATTAAATGAATACAATTATGTGCCCAAGAATGAGTTCTATGTGTTTGCCTTGTATCGCAATAATAAGCAGTAAATTCCTTTGTTGGTACTTGCCTGCGATCCATTTCCCATTCAAACTGATCTAGTGAATTTTGATCAGATAAAAATGCCACTACTCTAAAAGTATTTCTTGTTAACAATGGAGTGTCTTTATGCGGAGGAAAATACCCACCGGCATTTAATTTTACTAAAAATGTTCTGCCTAATGGTTGCCAATAATCTAACAAAGTATGGAGACTAGGTAGAGCATGATATGCTTCTGTTGGATGGCAAAACTCTAACTCTGATAAAGGCCTACCCATTGCTTTTGTAGCATCAGGCATACTTATGCCGCTTTTCATATCTAATTCTGGAATAGAAAACAAAGGAATACCTTCCCTATCATTCATTATTCCTTCTCGTCTTAAATATGGTTGCCACATATCGTCTAACGCTGTTAATTCTTCTTGAACTTTACGTTTGATTTTGATTGATAAAGGTTCCCAATAACTAAGTGCTTGCAATTGTAGCTCACACTTAATATCCTCATCTGTTGGCATTACTGAGTTTGGATCATCTAACCATTTTTGATAAAAATTTGCTTGCTTTGATCTTTTTGCCAAAGGTATTAGATTTAACTCATTTCCATCTTTATCATATTTTTTATAATCCATCTACAACAGCCTCCCAAACGCATACCACCGCTCAAAACAAAAATAACATCGATTACAATGCACCATATTTTCTATTCCTTTATATTCTTCGATTGGTACATCCATTCTTTCACAGGAATAAGTATATGGATATAACTCATCTATCATATTATTAATTTTATAGGCTTCGTAAGTAGTCATTTTATCACCGTGGCCGAATGGTCTCCAAGGTATCTGTTTCTTATTTACTTTATAATCTCTTGATTTATCTCTAGTAGCTAGCCTATTCTTAATGTCAGTTTCATTTAAGTTCCAAAGTTCTTTATTAGACATCAATACGTTCTGAAACTTGTTGTTTTCAACATTCATAGTTAAACCTGAATAAATGACATCTACTCCATATTCATTTCTTAATTTTTCAGCTAATTTGTCCTGTCCTATAACATACTCAGAATGCGGGACCATATTTATCAAATGTTCTTTTGGATATTTTCCTGTCATCTTTCCAACAATATCAATTACACGTTTTGCTCCGTCAGGATACCATGGTTTCACAGGCGTGCCAATTGATAGAACATATATATCTACATCTTTATCTTTAGTATGCTCGCATAACATATAATAAATTATAGAACTATCTGCACCACCTGATAATTTGATTCCTATCTTTTTATAAGCATCATTAATCTGAAAATCTTTTGTTAACATTTATTCCTGTTTTTAGGGTTTAGTATTTCTGAGCCAAAACCAGAAATAATCAATTTATACTTTTTTTCTTCTGGTTCACCAGTTAAGTTATCTATAAACCAAGACCCAGAATGCCATTGCCGCGTATCAAAAACATAACTATAATTTTTCTTATATGTAAAAATATCAACTATTTTTAAATCTATATATTGTCGCCTATTTTTAGATCCTATTGGTTGATAAAAATCAATTTCTTTATCAATATCATCAGAGTGTCTATACGAATATACTTCATTTGTTTTATGATGGCGCATTTCGCCTTTTCGAAAAATTAATTTTGAATCTTCTGTAAATTTATCAAAGAAAAGTGTATATGGTTGTTTTGAATTCCACTCTAATGGTATTAGTATGCCAATCTTATCCCTTATAATATCACCATTGGACATGTTGGTTAGTAAATAATCATTATGCAAACCTACTGGTTCTGTAGCATAGAAAAATTCAAAAAACCATTGCAACTTACTATCACGAATAAATGGAATATCCTTAGCAAAAGATATTCTATCGTCTAATGTAAATTTATAATGCGTGTTTCCTTTAAATGCGCCAGATATTTTAAAATCATCAGATTTATCTTTATATATTTTATAAAATTTTTCAATCCATTTATCTAAATCAATGTCTAGACATTGATTTCCAAACTTCATTTGATCTATCTTTTCGTTCAATATCTGATAATCCTTTATCAGTACCTCTTTCATCGTATATACCTTCTATTAACATTCGTAGCGGGGTTCGAATTCCATACAAAATATTGTCTTTCCATGCTGCATGAATACTATCGGACTCTAGCAAATCAAAATCTTTACAAACTTTAGTATATAACTCGCCATAATTTGCCCACCAATAATCAGCACCAAAATAAGTTGTTGCTTCTACTCCTACCCACATATCACTAGCATTCACATAACCGAAATCATTCATAATAGCAATAGGTCCATTTACTCGATCTTTTGTATATCTAATACCTATTCGTTGATTTCCCATTCCTAATGCTTTGCTTAAACTTACACTTACACTTTGAATCGCGGGATGATCTACAGAAATCTCAATATTTCTACATTGCCCAAACCAAGCTCCATCTATATGAACTGGTATATACAATTTAGCACAATAATCTAAAAGCTCATCAAACTCATCTATTTTGCCTGTTGTAATACAACTTGGATAAGATACTATAAATACATCTCCCTTTCTAAGCTGAGTGTATGTATTGATCTGCCTTACACTATGGTTTGTTAATCTTCTATGATATTTATATTCGCCTTTATAGACTACAATATTTTCCCCGTGAAGAAGATGTAACTCATCTAGCTGGTGTGTAGTACCTAAAATCACATCTCGTCGAGAAAATGATTCTAATCCATTATACTTGATATATTTGTGAGATGCTATCCATTTGTCTATAGTATCTAAAAATATTTCTGTATATGCATGTGGATCTCTAGGATAAGTAGCCATATCTAACTCACTCCTAAAGGTTGTAAATTTACGCAAATACATTGGACGCTGTCTATGAGTGCCTAAGACTTCAAAAGTCATATCTTCATATTTCATATTAGTTTTTTATTCTCTTTTATTACTGACTTTATCAAGTTATTATATTTTCCTGCAAATGCACCCATTGAAAATGATTCTAAACATTTATTCTGTATAAGTTTAAACACTTGATTTATATTTTCATTTACACATATGTCGTCATAATCTATAAAATGAAAAGTGTCATCTGATACTAAAATATTTCCTAAACAAGGATCACCGTGATATATTGGGTAAAAAGTTTTATAATGATTTGTAATAAAATTAATAACGTTTCTAACTGATTCTTCATTCCATTTGAAGGGATTATATCTAAGCTCTCCTTCTACTATACGAAACTTAGCCCAACATTTACCATTATTAATACCATAATCTAATACATATGACGGATCTACTTTTTCAATCAACTCCACCATATTTCTTAAATACTCATAAGTTATTTTTGGTTTGATCCATGTTTTATAGATATGATCTCCACCATGATACACTCTCCGTTGCTTTATATGCTCATTAAGACAATCGTTCTTACAATATTGCATCAATTTGTTCTTTTAAATGCTCAAAAACTAGCTTGTTCCCTTCTATACCAGAATGATCTCTATCATTAGCTACATCAAGAAAAAAATGTTTTTCTCTCTCCTTCATATCAAAAGAAATAAACGGAATACCATGCTTTGTTAGTAATCTAGGTGTTTGCTCTTTTGCTATCTTACTATATAAAGATATATTATCTTTATTCAAAGCTACAAACCTAGCATAATAAAGATCTCTTCTAGCCCATGGCCCAAGATTCTGAAGTCCAAAAGTAAGCCTAGTATCACTGGGCCATTGTAGTATAACTAATTTTGGTAAACAAGTATCACTTGATAATAATTGGATTATATTGTCTCGAACGCTATTTGGTGATCCACCTGGTATAGAAACATTCAGCACTGGGACCTTATAAAAATCTTCTAATAAATTAGTAAATCTATGTTCTTCATGTAATCCTATCCCAAATGTATGACTACAGCCCACTGCTAATATATAATCAGTGGTAGGTATATCGTCTCTAGTTCGATATCCTAAATGGTTTATGGTGTATGTTACAGGATTTTTAATATATAATCCATCTTTATATTTTGATAAGAATTTTCTATGTTTAGCAAGTTCCTCTTTTTGACGAGGATATAGAAAATCTTTTGTTTGGTTACATTCATTTTTATGCATAGCCCTAAGAAATGGTTCTATTTTCATTTTTTCTCTATTATAAAATTTTGATTAGGATATTCATCATTTCTATTATCAATCTCTAAAACATCAAACCTTTCAGTTGCTTTACGAATTGGGTCTTTATAATGATAATGACTATAATTTCTACCTATAATAACCCCACCATCTTTTAAATAATCATAGGCTACAGTAAAAGTCTTCTCCCAATCTATATTAGGACCAATTTGTCCAATGCTTACAATGTCAAACTTTTCGTCAATCTTATAATCTTCAAACCTGCCATCATAATATTTAGAAAACGGGCAATACTTTACAAATAAATCAATAGTAACACGTTCACCAAGATTATCTTTATCCCAATATTTGCCATTCCAATCTTTTTGCAAAAACACATCATCTTTGGTCCAAGTATTCACAGCATAATACTCCCAATTAGGTTTTACCTGATGTAAATGATAAAATAATTTTCCAGCGGCAGAGCCTCCTTCTAATATCTTACCATAATCATTTGTCATATAATCTAAATGAAGTTCAATGCCTTCTTTATTAATCCAACCTATAGAATGATTTATTTCCATTTTTCAACTAAAGCATCTAATTTACAAGGGCAAGCCTTATAATCACAAACAATAGGATCAGTAGGCAAAGTATAATCTTCAAATATATTTGCTACGATTCCACCAACACTTTTTGTGCACCGTTTTACATTACCATTTGGCTCTACATAAAATCTTTTTATTCCTGCAGTGCAAGTATAATTCTCAAAATAATGAAGATTTTCTGAAAGAATGTCTACAAATTTTGTTGGAACTCCATCTAAATGTAACTGTATTGGTATTTTCCAATCAATATTAAATGGCATCATCTTATTGTAATAACTACTCTTGATCCAACTTGTTTGTTCCTCTGTATAATTAGGATATTGAAATCCATGTATAGACACGCGAGTAAATTTTGGTGTTATTTCTACCTTTAACTTTTTTAATCTATCATATAACTTTTTTCCTCTATCAAAGTTTTCAGGAAGCATCATTAGAGGAATAGATACGCTTGCTTTATCTTGCAATATCTCAGCTACTTGATAAAAATGATCATCATCTGCTTGTTCATGATGCCAAGATAAAAACACATAACCATGATGCAATCTAAACTCTTTCCAATATCTCAAAGTTCTACTTGCATTTGTAGCAAACTCAATAAACACATCATCATCACTAATATATTCTACAAAATCTTGAAACTGAGGCCAAACTGTAGGCTCTCCGCCTAAAACTTCAATATAAACATATTTGTTGCGTTTCTTTATTTCATTAATGAAATTAAGATATGGTTTCCAATCCTCTGGCCATCGTTGATCTCCGCCATTATGATATTCACTACAGTAAGAGCATTGATAGTTACAAACATTATGAAGAAAAAATGTAACTATACAACAATCTAGATTTTCATTAGTAATATGCATCAAACATATCCTCTAATTCAGGTACTATATCTATTATAGATTGATTTCGAATTTTATCTAATTTAAGTGTTAAATTTATAAATTCCTGTCCTTCTTTCTCATACAAATCTTCACTCATCATAAAAGTATTAACATTTGTTAATATTTTTTTGAATGCTGATTTTATATTATCCCCAAACTCTGTTTTTTCAATCCAATCACAATACTCTAAATTCTTTTTTACAACAGCTTCTTTATGATGTTTTGGTAACAACTTGATATTGTAATATTTTGGATTATGACACAAATGCTCACTAATTACTGGGCGAGGCGATGTTTTTGGATTAAATTTTGTAAGATTACTATCACATAATTTCCATTTCATAAACTCAGGTAAATGATAAACATTATACGGAGTAATAGTATATGCAATCCAAGCCTTCAAATTGACTTTATCATTTTGCTCTAATAATACCATATTTTCATAAATCATATCCCATTTTGCTGGATGGCGTTGATACTCTAATACTTTACCATACCCATCTATACTAGCACCTATACGAATTTGTTTAAAATTTTCCCATAATTTATAAACCTTATCTGTAATATTAGTCAAATTTGTATTATACTCTAATTGTAAATGTTTACAGTCTCCTGTTTCTACTAGCATTTCCAATAAATCAGTATGCTCTTGAATTATAAGAGGCTCACCGCCAACTATATATAGTTTTTTTAAACTTTTAGCTCTATCCTGCAAACTTTTGATATGATGCTTATTGCCAACAAACCAATCATAAGCTGATGTGGTCCATCTTCCTTTTTCATTTTTTTCTAAATGAATTTTGCCACTTGTTTCTGGATAAGATGTAGTATTATATAACTTTACATGATCATCATACCATTGATGACTATCTGTTGGGCCACACATACGACATTTCAAATTGCAAAAATTACCATATCTTATATCCATATAATCAAGTGACATAGCACCAACATCTATTGTTCCATCTTCTTGTGTAACTTGTCTGGCTTTATCTTCAGTAAAGTCTCCATGATACTCTGCCCAATCTTTAGACTCATACATCCTTCGACTAACATACCCGTTTACTTCCTCTTGTCTGCATCTTTCGCACTCTGGATGCCACTCTCCGTTGAGCATTGTTTTGCGAACTTCTTTCAGTAAGTCAGAATTTCTTACCTCATCCCAATCATCAACACCAGCATTATATGGCGTATTATCTTTTTTACGAAGTATTCCTCTATTCGCTGTATAACTGTTAGCATGACAGCAAACTCTCATATCACCATTATTTCGTGTGCTAACACTATTCCATGGTAACGGACAAAAGTTTGACATTTATAAATCCTCTAATAATGGAAATGTTTTTGTATAGTCTAATCCTCGTCGAGAATCAACTAATTTTAAATATTCTCTAGTTTCTGGCAATCTAGAACTCCAATCCTCTGAGTTCATAAACTTTATTAATCCTTGGTATCGTTTAATTCCATATACTGCCTCATTCCAAGTGTCATACTCTATTCCAGCTTCTGTTACACCTGTAAATTTTTGCCAATTTTCACGACACCAAGGGTAAAATTCTTTCTCATACTTGTTTGTAATTTTTTCTTTTATATTTTGTGGAAGAACTTTTACATTTAGCTGTGGAGGCCAGTAAGCAAAATGCATATTAACTCCTCCTGCTCCTAAGGGCCATTTATTTATTTTTCTAAAACCTTGATTTACCTTCCATTGTACAAATTCAGGTATATAACCAATATTCAATAACATTATAGTCGTAGCAGTAGTAACTTCAACATTATCAGTAGTTTCATCTAATTTCCAAAATACATCTTCTTGATGTTGCCAATTACTTGGATATCTAATATAATCATTTCTTTCTCCATCAGCATCAATTGAGTAATGGAATCTTACTCGTTTAAACTCTTGCCACAAATCAAATAAATCTTCACGCCATTCAACAGCATTTGAGTTATACCTAAGCTCTATGTTTTTGGCATACCCTTTCTTTATACACTCTTCTAATAAATCATAATGTTCATCAATAATAAGGCTTTCGCCACCTGCAAAATACAATTGGTACATATGTGGAACTTGTTCCATCAACTCTTTCCAAAATCTAGGGTTGTCTAAATGCCAATTATAAGATGCTCCATGCACTTTTCCTTTATTTTTCCATTCTGATGTTCCTTTTAGTTTTTCATTTTGTATTTGTGGAAATATCTCTTGCCAATCTTTTACCCAACCTGACGAGTCATGAGGTGAACACATAACACAAGCTAACTGGCATTTGGTGCCCATCCTCAAATCAATATAACGAATCTTTGGCTCTATACTACCATCTTCTTGAGTAGCTTCAACCATGGTAGGCAAATCATATCGTGCTGCCCAATACTCTGTTTCCCAATTGCGTTTGGATCTGTGCCCAGCGTCTTCTTCTTTGTAACACTTTAGACAAGACGCAGGTTTTTCACCTCGCAACATCATTTTCCTAACATTACGCATATATGATGAGTTCCAAGCATCTGCCAAGCTAGTATGATTAAAATTAGCAGGAACACCATCATCATTTTTTACCACGCCAACTTCTCCTCCTCCAATTTTATTAGATGAGTCTGGGTCTTGCACGGAACTTGCATTCGAGGTGCAGCAGGTTCGCATTTTTCCGTCGGGTCTTGAGGACAGGTGTAGCCAGGGTAGGGCGCAAAAGGTTGGGGATATCATTTCAAAAACTCTTTAAAATAAGGATGTAAATCTAAAATGTTTGTATTTCTTATTTTATCTTTAGATAATACATGATTATAAAACGCCTCATAACTGTTCTTATCATATTTGATTGCGTCACTCATTTTATAAATTATATTAGCATACTCGTGGTTTATTGTTTTCAAATAACTTCTAACTTTCTTTTTATATTTTAAAGGAACTGCTGCAATAGAATTTCTTTTACCTTGAGCGAGAAAAAACCTAGAAGGTACATCTAACCCAATAAACTCTTCTAGCCATTTATTAACTGTAACAAAAGCAATAGCTCCTATAGTTGATTGTAAGTCCAAAACTATATTTTTATGTTTAGTAGTCATATCTTTCAAAAATAATATATTTTGTCTTACTGATTCCCAATCTGCATTTTTCCTAATGTATTCAAATACCTTACCTGTACCATCAATGCTTATAGTATAAATTGACTCATTAAATGGAAGACACTTATTAATTAAACTCTCATTTATATTTGTTCCATTAGATGTAATATGTAACTGCATGTTTGACACATCGTAAGTGTCACACATATAGTCAATAAAACTTAATGCTGATGCTTGTATAGTAGGCTCTCCACCTAAAATTTTAAGCTGTTTAACATCTGATAAATCTAACTTTTTTAAATCATCCAATGAGGCATCATGATATTGAATGTTTTCTTCTTTTGCAATCATAGATGAATTATGTGCTGTACAAATAATGCATTTTAGATTACATAAATTTGAAGGACGAACATCTAGCCAATTTATTTTATCTAAAGTAAAATAATTTTTTTCATTTACTTTTCTTTTATAGTTTAACCTCTCGGACCATTGGCTAACTCTTTCTTCATCTATACATTCTTTACAGGATTTAATAATAGAGATATCTTGTCTTAACATTTTTTCTTTGATATCTGTAAACTGTATATCATCTACAAAATCACTTTGCCAAGCACAACAAGGCGCATACCTTAATTTTTTTGGTTCATCAATTTTTTGAGTTGCTCTTGCATGCAATCCAACCCAAGGGGCAAAACAAAATGGAACTTTGTTATCTATTTTTATTTCCACAGTATTTCGCCTATCATATCTGCAATTTGTTTCTGCTCTACTTTTCCAAAATGATATGTTATCTCTTTGCCGTGTTTTTCAAAATAATCAGTACCTAATAAATCTTCTACGGATCCTAAATGTAAAACATCTTTTCGATAAGGCATAAAACTCATATTATATTTTGTGCTATTATGCCAATCAAAAAATATAGAATCATATGTAGCATTAATCAAATCTACAGACTGTTTTGTTTGCCATTGTGATTTCCACGTAGCTAACTCTATTTCTTTAGATTGTTTAAAATTTTTACCGAGATGATTGTCAATCCACTTTAAATTTGGTTCAGAACTATTCATACTCATATGTCTTCCAACAATTTTATTTACAGACCCATTTGTATAAAAATAATTATTTTTAGTATCTATTTCATCAAATAAATCTATATCTTTTAACTGTATACTTTTTACCTCTGCTTTAGAATGAATAAATGTTCTATATAAGTGGGTAACTTGCATAATGACTTTATCAATGACTTTGCCATATCTCTGCTCATACCATTGTAATCTCAAATATGCACTATCATTACTCCCACCTGGCGTAGATAAATCTACTATATTATAATTTGGAAAACTTTTAGATAAAAAATATGGATAAGTGCCAAATAAAGAGTCGCTATCTTTATAGTGAGTATAACTACACCCAACAATTGCAATAATCATATTTATCTTAATATTATACCCATAAAATATATTCTGAGCTATCTTGCTTTTTTGGTCCTTCCTCTTCGAAATGATGCTGCTTTTTCTTTTTTTGCAATGGGTGATAAAATGTCTCATCACCAACTATTGGATATCCAATTCCTAACATCAAATCAATATCGTCTTTTTTATAGCATTCACAAAATCCAATTGACAATCCTCTAGATATTGCTGCGTAAGCAATAAAAGTAGATGCTATTCCTATCTCGATCATTCCAATTGGCTCCAAAGTAGTAGTCTTAAATAAAAAAGTATAAGGAGCTAATACTTGTGTATTTCTTGGATCTGATGGGCTCGGTGAATCACACCAAGTATTATAAAATATGGCTTCTTTTAGGCTTTCATTACCTTCTGATGGAACAACTTTGATAGTGTATGGTGTTTTATTTTGCTTAGACGGGCAATACTCATGCAACTCATCTAATATATCTACAATAAGTTGCTTATCAACTGTTCTATTACTAAAATAATGTATTTGTTTTTTATTTTTTAAAATATCTAACCATTGCATTTTTTAATCTCCTCTACTATAGTATCTACAAAATTAAAATGCTGTCTTTTTTGTAATCGTTCTGCGTAAATAAAAAATCTATCTAAACTATCATTATCTACATAATCAATATTTTTTATTAAATAGTTTCGTATATAAGCATAATCAATTGTATCTATTAGCTGTTCTTTTATTTGCTTTGGTAATATCTTTATATCTAAATGGTGCGGATTACTGAGTATATCAAAATTATATCTCAACTGTTTATCAATAAGATAATTTTTAAAATTATTAAGATCAAATATGTTAAAAATATGAATTACTGAATGTACAGATAGATATACACCTTTACCTTTCTTTATATCTTGATATTTCTTCTTTTCCTTGAACTTTATAAACCAATCCAATGCCCGTTCAACCTGATTCCATTCAACCCCATATCGCGAAAACTCTGCTACCTCACCCATACCGTCAATAGATAATGTTATTTGCAATAACCTTATTTTTTCAAGTAACTCATTCCATTTTTTATTTGGTACTAAAGAGCAATTAGTGTGCATCATAAAATGTAATTGTTCTAACTGAAATTTTTCTAAAAACTCAATATTCTTAACATTTAAAAAAGGCTCACCACCTAATAACTTTATTTTATCAGTGGTAGTATAATCATTATCTGTATAATCTATGTCTATTATTGAAACTGGAGATTGTTTGTATCTGCTACCTAGTTTATTATCATAATTTAGTTCTTCTAAATACTCTCCCCATTTAGAACTTTCTATCGGTGTGCAAGACACACACGCCATATTACACAAATTGTCAAAACTAACTTCTATAAACTTAACTTCTCTGTTAGGGTATATCGTTCCAGCAAATTTTTTATACTCATTATTTGCATGTTGCCTCATACTCTTTTTACCTAATTCTTCTTCTTGATAACACTTGGCGCAACCTTTTAACTTTTCACCAGCTATCATTTTCTTACGAATATCTTCAAGATGTCTTGAGTCAAAATATTCTCTAGGATTCATACCGTCTATTAAATATGCCGAGTCATGAAATCTACAACAAGGAGACATTGTGCCGCCTACTCTAACACAAGAATGAACAAATGGCAAAGCACAAAATGTATTACTCATATTGAGACTTCACTAAATCAAGTTCAACTCCACATTTTAGCGCACAAACTCTCATTCTATTATTAGTAAAAGATTTTTCTATAGAATCAAATATTCCTGTTTCAAACACTGCTTTCATCCCCACTTTCTTAGCATTGATACTACTTTTTCCGCCAGCTTGATTAATATATCCCCAGATTTGTTCTTTATATGGATTTTCTAACCACCATTTATACATTCTACCGGCAGTCCAGCAACAAGGCAATAATAAACCTTCTGCTGAAACAAATAAACTATTATCTTTTTTAACTTTACACTCAATAGGAACTTTAGATGTATAATCTTCTATCGTGCCATATTTTTCAATAAGGTCTGGTAATTTTTTCGCAGCGGCGTTTTGGTATTCTTCAGTTGGCTTTTTTAGCTCTTGTGTTTTTTCGCCTTTACGATTTACTGCTTGGTGGTTTTCTTTTGGCTTTGCATTAGCTGTCACAAACCTAGCTGTCTTTTTAGTTACAAATCTTTCTACTCCCCAACTCTCTGCCAATGCCCTGGCTTCTTCTATTTGATGTTGATTATGTTCAAATACTAAAAAATCCCAACGAGCCCTGCCGCCTGCTTCAATAAACGCCCTCATATTCATTTCAACGTGTTCCCATATCACACCTTGACGATATAAATGATTAGTATCAGCTAACCCATCTACTGAAAAAATCACAACAGCGGGCTTTCTAAGTATCCTAGCGAGCATTTGCCACCACTCTCTGTCCCGTGCGCCGCCGTTCGTATTCATAGACAGCCACATATGCTCATTATGATCCCTAAAATATTCAAATATTTTTATTGTATCTTTAGCAATTATTGGATCTCCAAGATTACCGCACATATACATAGCGTCTAATTGTTGTATAAACTCTGGCTCAAATATTTTTTGGCAGTCTTGTAATGTTAGTTCATCTAGATTTATATGTGGATTAATATCACCCCCATTTTGGTTCCTATCGCACATTGGACAGGAGGCATTGCATTTTTGGGTAACCTCTAAGTGGATTTGGCGGATGTCTGAATACTTGTACATTTACTTTATTCCTATCCTCATAAACCTTGTATATTTGTTACAATCTAACTCACCTTCATATAACACTTTATCCATTGGTGTACTGGCTGCAAAATTCTCTAATGACTCTGAGCAGTTAATATGATCTTCTATTTCAAAATAATTATTTGTTTGTAGTATTAGTAATATGCCAAAAGGTAAAGAATCATACCACAATTTAAAGTTATCAATATGCTCACAACTTGTATTGATAACAGTATCAGCAGATTCAGTTATAGGATAGCTCATCCTATTATTTTTATTACTCCAAAATGTCCAAGAAAAATCTTTATATGTTATATCATGTATATCGTATTGGAGTGCTTTAAATTGCCAATCTTTTGATACATATTTTTTATTGATTGTTTCAGCAATAGGAACGCAATCTACATCAATGTCAAATGATAATATTCTATCTATATTAAAACTATCTTCAAATAGCATACCAGCTAAAATAGCATACCAACCAGCACATAAAAAGACAGTTCCTAAATCTTCTTTATTGCATTTGTGCAATTCTTGTAATAACCATCTTTTACTTTTTAGCTGCCCCCAGGTTAATGCATCTGTAAAATCTGCATCATAATGATCTACAGCATTACGCAACCCATTAAACAAAAAAGAATCTGTAAGTAACAACATTCTTCCATATATATCTCTATCGTCTTGCCATTCAATATTTTTCATTTTATATTTATAGTTGATGTTATATCTTCAAAATATGTTCTCTCTAATTTATGTTTCTCAATATAATCTTCAATACATTTATTTTGCTTACTAATTTCTTCTTTCATCCTATCATCATTTTTATACCAACTATAGCTAGGGTATGTAATTCCCCAACCACCTGCCTGTTTCCACCATTCAAAACACTTATCATTTTTTCTCTGCACTGTTATGATTGTTGCTGTGGGATAAGCATATAAAATTTCATCAAAGTAATAACACCAATTATGGCTCATCAATATTTTTTGCCCATCTCCTGTCCATATTGACTTTACATCTTCTTCTAGTTTGTTAGGATAAAACCCATCTTTGAGCCAATCGCCGTATTCCATCTCAGGGCCAAAGTACACCCCTTTATGTCCTGAGAATTGATTGTGGGTATAAGATCGAAGCTGATTACAATCTGAGTTATCTATTGTATCCCATTGCCTTATTTTTTGGCTGTAGCTACTCCACTTGCTTCCTGGAGCGCCTGTTATAAAAATATATTTAGATTTCATTATAATAATTCTTTAACCAATCAAAATCGTTTATTTTCTTTAGTGCTTCTAAATTTTCTTTATTTCTAGAGCCATATGCTGCTCCTGCTTTAGCTCCAGATATAGCATATTCTCCAAACTCTTTATCATCCCCTACAGTACACCATATATGTAATCTTTCTTCTGTTTCCTTAGCCCTTTGCCTATCAATAATTTTTGAACTTAGCTTGCAACATTCTCTAAACGCAGACTTCCAAGTATTGAACGGATCTGTATTGAATGCTGTAATATTTGATATTGCTGGCATTGCCTTAAACTTGTGTGTAATGCTAGTTGTCATATCTGGCTTACTAGTGTCCATATTGATTGTAAGCTCTCTTGGAAAAAGTTTTACCCCGCCATAACCATACACTAAATCATTTATAGGATTTTTAGAGCGCCAAACATGAACAGTTTCTCTATCCCATTTTTCTACAAACAACTCAAAATTAAAATCATCCATTATTATAGCATCAGCATCTACAATCCAAATCATTTCTGATGAACACTGTTTTGCTGCTGCTATATGAGCTTGGTGAATTCCTTTTACTCCATGAACACGGGTAGCGTGAGGTGCTTTCTTTAATAAATTCTCATAATTCTCATCAGCATATTCTTCATCATAACTCATAAACACTACATCATATGGCTTATGCTTACTAGCTACAATGTTCCATTCCTTTTTATATACAATATGTCTAAATTGTAGCTCTCTTTTTGACAACTGTTTATGTTTTGATAACAAGAATATACCATTATATTTTTCTTCCCCGTTACATATATTTTTGAAGGCGTGATTTTCTTTTCTTTCATATTCAAACTCATTGCCCCTATATGTATAAAAAATATCAAAATCAAAATCTAATATATCAATGCCCTTACTTGTTCCAAAAAACATTTCAGTTTTACAAGTATTTAGAGCATGTTCATAGTCATCATATGTATCAATTGTATATATTGGATATTTACTTGCTCTTGTTGCTATAGTTTCGTATTCTTTTTTATAAACAAGATGTCTATATTCTATCTCTTTTTTTGATACAGGTTTATGTTTGGAAAATAAGTATAATCCATCATATTTTAGTTCACCACATACATCGTTTAACCAAGCATGATTTTCTTTCCTATTATATTCTTCAGCTTTGCTTACTCTAAAATAAACGTCAGGCATATCAATTATATCAACCATAGATGAAACACCAAAAAACATTTCTGTCTTAGAGCTTGCCAATGCTTGCTCATACTGCTCCATAGTATCGATAATAAAAATCTCATAAGGTCGAGGAGTGCTTGCAACAATTGGGATTTCTTTTTTACTTACTAAAAATCTATACTCAATCTCTTTAGTTCTTATAGTATTTTTCTTTGGAACTAACCATACACCATCATATAACGCACCATTCTTAAAAACATGAGGTACATCTTGACTCCACTCATCTGGTGCATAATCAAATGTAAAATCATCCTCTATTATAATATCATCCCAAACACACCAAAAGAATTTAGTAATGCATTTTTTATTAGCACTCTCAAAAGTATCAGCTTGTCGTAATGTTAGAATTTTATTTTTTAGCTTTTGGTAAGAATCGTTCTTTGGGCCTATATAAAATATATCATACATAAAAAGGTTTAATAAATAATAGTAGTATTTATTTAGAAGAAAGGCACCTAATGAAAAATGCTCTATTAATTGGTTGTGGTAGTAAATGGGGAGCAGACTTTACCCGTTACTTACTAACAAAAAATTATCACATTGATTTGATTACAAGCTCTGACAATTTCTCAGGCACTCCAAATGTCAATCCTCACAAAGTAGATTGGCAGCAATATACTGGACCAGTAGTTGATACAATATCTGAAAACTTATCACAGAAAACTTATGATCTAATTTTCTTTAATCAAAATGGAGGAGGCGGTCCTAACAATGAATGGTTTAGGCCTAACTGTATGTTTTCAGAAGATAGCTGGGCAGATATATTGAAAAGAGATAGTATGATGTCATATCGGTTAGTTCACAAGCTAACAAACTCTATAAATAAATCAACAAAAGTTGGTTGGATGCTAACAGGTTTGATTGACGGGAAGGATCCAAATCATTGGGGTTATGCCGGGTACGGATCTATGAAATCTATGCATTTGTTTATTATGAGAGGGTTTGCCTCTGCACATCCTGGAATATTTTTTGCTATCAATCCTATTTGGTTTCCAAAAGGTGATGAGGTTAAAGATGCTGAAGCAATACTCAATGTTATAGAAAAAATAGAACCTAAAGATAATGGCAAAACATTTAATAAAGACGGAAGTACCTGGATTTAGCCATTTTAACAGACGGGCGGTGATATTAAAAACTGATTAAGAAGTAGTGTATGTCTATCAGCGCCCTCTGGGACTGGCGTAACACCATGCCAAGTAATTTCGGTGTTTAACCAACAAGTTCCTTCCCAACGTTTTCTACTTCCTTCATATATTGGTGTTGAGTTAAGATGTCCATTACCAAGTTGTTGATCCTTATCAAAAAGAACTGTTGAGTTTTGATTTTCTATTAAATTTATACTACCAGACCACATTATATATCTATTATCTATATGAGAATCTAAATAGTAACCTGACAAATCTATTGTAGGTTCTACTCTAAACTCATGTTCCAACAATTGCTCATAATATCGTTTATAACGATTTTTATAAGGCGTTGTCATTGGGTATCGGATAGTTTCTAATTGTAAGAATTGCCACGATACCTCAAAACCAAACTCTTTTTTAAACTCTGGTTTATTAATTTTTTTGTGTAACTCAGAATCTTGCTTCATAGGCATTCTAGAAGAAGATATAGACAACTCTCCATATCCACCCCTTTGGGTTTGAGTTTCATAATTGTTTCTATTCATCAACCTACCTAAAATCTCTTTACTAGTAAATGGATGAATTTCTACATGCAATATTGCAGGATTCTTATTTACAACTTCTAATGATTTTATCACCATGTCGTAATCTTAAACTCCTTAGCTAAATTTTCCATAAAAGGAGCAGCCTCAAATAAATTTTGTTTTCGTCTAATATCAAACTTTTTATACTTGTCAAAAAATTTCGTTACTTCATCTTTAGTAGGTTTTCGACTCATAGCACTTGTTAAATATTTTTCTAAATCACTTAAAGGTATATATCCTCCCAGTTTGTGCTGTAACCTTTCTTGTCTCTTAAAAACCTCCATCAAAGTCTTCTTTGGAGTCATATATAAATCCTCGCCTGAAGTTACTGGTATAAAATAAAACGATACTGGATATCTATTTGTCATACAATAATTTTCTACCAAATCTAAAATACTATGGCAGTTTATATTTTGAATAGTAGTTGCGATACTTGGGAGCAATTTTCTTTTTGATAATTTTGTAGCATCTATCAAATGTCTAAAATTCTCATCTATTTTACTCCATTTGCCGGGCCATCTAATATACTCATACATATTGTCATAACCATCTATACTAACTTGAATCGCTAATTGCCTAAACTTAACCCATTTCTCAATAAACTTATCTAGTTTATTTGTTTGCAAATTAGTGCTAAGCCTAAGAACAACATTCTGAGCTTTACCTGAATCAATTAATAAATCTAATATTTCTTCATGTAAATCTGTAATCAACGGCTCACCGCCTAACAAATAAACAGTATTTAAATTTACTGCTTTTTCTAAAATCTCATATATTTTTTTCTTCTCATCTGGTGTTGGGCCTATTAAATTTGGTTCTGGAAGTCCTTCCATAGAAGCAAATTCTTTACCAACTAGACTACTACTAAAAGGGTTGCACATTCTACAAGCAAGGTTACAATGATTTCCTATGCTAATATCGCAATACTCTATATCTTCAAAAGAAACTTTAACGTTAGCCTTAGATGACTCGTCATCATCTTTTATACCAAAAAGTAAATCATTATTTGCATAATGACGAAAACTACGAACTTGTGCTTCTTCTTGTTTCCAGCATCTATCACATATGCTTGGTTTTTCATTATTAATAAACTGTTGCCTAATATCTTGGATAAACCTACTATTCAATACATCTTCAGTTTCAGATATTTTTTGATACGGGGCTGGCATGTGTCCATTATTACAACATACTCTGATCTCACCTGATGGATTTGTGCTAAAACTTTTAAATGGCAGTACGCAATAATTGCTAGATTTCATTTTCTGATTCCTGTGCTTCAATTTTTGTATCTTCTTTTACAAAGTAACCTTCATTTTTATCGCCAAGCTCACCGTAATCTAAACAATTCCATTCAACACCACAACACGCTCCACATTTTTGAGGACGCATTGAAACATTTCCTTTTTCTAAATCCCACGAGCTAGGTAAATATTCCCTAAATGTTTTTCTATCTAAGATATCCCATAAGTTATACTTATGCATATTAAACATCTCATAACCGCCATCAAGTTGTAACATATCTAAATAATTTTGATCTGCTACTTCATTATGACTTTTTACTATCTCACTTCCTAAATAACAGCAAGGATGAACAGTTCCATCTGCTGAAATATAAATCTCATTATAATAATTTATACGAGCCCCAGCTGAGCTACGACACGCAATATTTAACTTATGTAAATCAATGTCTTGCCAACTATCACCTACCCATCTTCTTTCAGAATTATGTCTCCCAACCATATTTTGAAAATCACTGGGTCTAAAAGATTGTCTCTCTTCCCCTTGGAACATAGTAGCATCTTCAAAGTGATGTCTAAATGCTTTATCAGATGGTTGTTGCAAATCATATTTGTATTCGCCATTGTGATATACTTTATAACTGCCAATACCATCATCATATCGTTGCCAACGGGTTGTTTTCTTTACATTGAAGTTTTCAAATCCCATTGATCGAGCTAAATCTCTAGCTTCTTCTACTTGATGCTCATTATGCCTAAATACTATAAAATCCCAATGAGCTACTCCGCCTGCATCAATAAATGCTTTAGCATTTTCTATAATCCTATCAAAATCTGTATTACGCCTATATATATGATTAGTATCCTTCAAACCATCTATACTAAACGTACAGTAGTTTCCTGCATTTTGCTCTTTTGTCATAACAGCACCTAACCTAGCCCACCAATCTGTTTGCCTAAGACTAGCATTTGTGTTACAAGCTAAACCAACTGTTGGATTTATTTCCCTAACATACTCATAAATATCCACAAACTCTCGACAGGCACAAGGATCTCCAAAATTACCACACGATAATATTTTCTTAAGATTCACAGATAAAAAATCTAAGGGCCATGCTTTCTTAAACTGAGCTAAGGTCCATTCAGTATTTGCTAAATGCTTTGTCTCATAACCTCTGTCATCATACCTTGGGCACATTGGACACCGACTATTACATCTATCTGATGGTTCCCAATGGACTTGATATTTGCTACCATTAAACATTTATATATTCCTTTAATAACTTATAGTATTCTGGAAAAGTTTGTTCAAAACTTTCCTCTCTCACTTTATCTAAACTTTGAAATCTATTACAAAACCAAAGCCAATCTTCTTCTACGAACTCAGTATTATTCAATATACTTGATATTGAGTTTTTTACTTTACGCCAATCTGCTTTGTTATACTTACTTTCAGTCCTTTGAAGTTTATCTATCAAATGATTTTTAACTTCTGTTGGTAGCACTCGTATTCCACCATTATCATGAACAAAATTAACATATACCCCTAAACCTTTTGCTGTATAATGCTCATAAGTTTCAAAAAAATCAAAAACATTGAAAGCACTTACACTTAGACAAGCACCTAATAACCAATTAGTTTTACTTTCTTTTTTTCTTTCTAAAAACTTATCTATATTTTGTTCTGACAATTCAAATGATACACCACTTCTCAAATATTCAAATTGTTTACCTATACCATCTGAACTTATTTGTATATCAACTAATTTGAATTTATCTAACTTGTGAATATGCTTTTGTGGAAATATTGATCCATTTGTATTGTAATGAACTATTTGTTCTTTCGCATAATCATTCTCTACACAATGATCTATTATACGCCAATGCGAATCAATATAAAAAGGCTCTCCGCCTGAGAAATCAAACCTCATAGCATTTTTTAGAAATGGTTTTATATCTTCCCAAACATACGAATTATTAGGATCAAAACTTTCACGAGTAATACGGAACTTATCTTGATTCATATAACCAACAACATCGTTTGGCTGCAACATTTCAGCTTCTTCAGCTAACATAGGTGTACTATGAACTGCTGAACAAATACGACATTTTAAATTACATAAGTTTCCCATACCTAAATCTAATACTATTGGAAAAGACTGTTCATCGTGTGGTATGTGTTTGTATGCTGCATTATCTCGCAATCTTTTACTATCTTTTCCTGCTGCTTCTTCAGTCCAACAAGCCTTACATTCAGGAACTTGTATTTTACTCTCTAATTGTTTTATAAATCGTTTTCTGTCTTTTGAATTCCAAAAATCTAACAAACTAGCATTATTTAAAGTAGTCTCTCCAGAATCAGTAGTGAGCCACTTATGACTCATACAACATACTTTAACTTTACCACTTGGATGTATTGTTAAATTTAGATATGGATTAACACATCTTGTTGGATGAATAGGTTTAGATGGGGGACGATGATAAAGAGATTTAGATGGGGGACTATATGGTGTCGTTGTCATTAATGCTACTTTATATTTAAGTATGTCATGATAGGTATTATAATATGATTCAACTCTTCTCAAATATTTATAAAAAAATGTAATAGCCTTTAACTTCCATGTTGATTCTACTTTCTCTTTTTTATAGACTAGTTTATTTTTATAAACATTATACTCTGATGGTAAATGCTCTCCAACTAACAATTTTTCTATTTTTTCAAACTCAATTTCTAAAATGTTGGCATTTGCAAAATCTGTTAACAAATCATTTGATGCTGCTATTATTGAGCCGTCATTATTATAATATACATAACTCATTTTTCGTAGTTCTCATAAACATCTTTACAATGATAATAAAAATCTTTATACTCAGGAAATGTAGCTAACAAATCAGTTCCTAATCGTTTATCATTTTCTGTAAAAAATGAATAAAAATCTCTTTGTCCTTGTAAAATTTTACTATGCTCAACTGGATTAGTTTTCATATAATTTGTGACTCGTTTAAATCTCTCATACTCTGCTGGTAAAAAATCAGAGTCACTATTAATAAACTCTAAAGTATCATGCATATATTCCATAAAACTTTCGGGCAAAATATTAATCATCCAATGAGGTGGTTCTTTAAGATATGGAACATCAAATGAAATAGCCTCTTTGCCATAATCAGCTCTCCATTCTTTCATTTTATATAAAAACGATTTATAGTTTGTAACACATAAAACATTAAATGTACACATAAGACTTACTTCAAATTCCATCTCCATTGCTTTTCTAAGATTGCGCTCCCAATGATCTAACTTCATTCCAGTACGCATATACTCAGCTTGTGGTCCCCATGTATCAATACTTGTAAAGAGTCTAAATTTCTTAATTTTATTTTGATCTAATAAACTTCGTATCCGATCAAACAACCTATCAATCTTTTTTGTAGTAACACCTAAATTACTATTTAAGCTAATCTCTAAGTTAGGCGATGGTTCATTTTCTAATAAATCAAAAAACTTCATAGCTCCAGGATTCATTAGTGGCTCCCCGCCAGTAATACGAAGTGTCCATAAATCATTTTTCAAACTGGGCCACCATTTCCAAAACGCCTCAATATATGGATTATCTTCATTTGGTCCATAGTAGTTTCCGCTTCGCAAAAACTCTGTTCCATATTGATTATATGTCAAATCATAATTGCCGTATGTCTCAATTTCTTCCATCCACATTGTGCTTGCTTGTGGACAGCAGTAACCACATCTATAATTACAACCATTGCCAAACGATACTTCTAAATATCTTGGATTTATATTAGCATCCCAAGGAAGCTCTGCTAATTTTTCAATCATTGGCTCAGCAAACGAGCTAGAGCTATGGAACATTCTATCTGATAAATGATCTCCTTCTAAATCTTCAATATTCCAACAATAATAACACTCAGCAGGGCGTCCACCCTCTAACATTGTTTTTCGTTGTTCTTTTTTCCAGTTAGTATTATGCAAAGCAGACGGGTTATCTTTTAGAGTATGTAAAGGAATATGATGGGGACGTGGATGATAACAACTATGATTATCACCTGTATGTAAATATAAAGTTTGATGTAGCCACTTCATAGCACAAAACCCTGGACCTACTGCATTCAGTCTCTTTGCAACATCTCTTGCTTCTCGAACGTGATCATCTCCTTTGCTCATAATACTCCTTACACTGGTTCATAAATTTTATCATAGTTGGAAATGTTTTTGTAAAATTTGTATTGCGCCTTTTATCATGTTCAGTAAAAAATAAATAAAAGTCTATCTTATGTTTCTCATCTTCTTCAGCACTAAAAGGATGTTTAGCCCAATCATATAATCGTCTTACTCTATCAATCTCAAAATCCTTAAAACCTTTAAATCTATTATTGGAAGTCTCTTTATTATTTTCCATAAAATCTATACTAAGTTGTAAATTATTCAACATCTCTGGAGTTGCTAATCTCATACTTAGCCAATTAGGATGATGTAGCATTGGAGTATCAAACCATATTAGTTGTCTCTCTTTATTTACTTTACATCGTAGCTCATGAATAGTCTCTATAAACTTACACCAATTAGGAAGACTGAGCAAATTTGATGTAATTATAAATCCTAAGCTATGATTTTTGCACTCTGTTAAAAATTGTACAATATTTTTTCTTAATATCTCATAATCTAAACCGTTACGGATATATTCTGCTTGCTCTCCCCAAGTATCTAAGCTACAATATAGTTGAAAGTGATTGAGCGTTTCTTCATTTGCTATCTCTTTTATAGCAACCATAAACTTATTCCATTGATTGCCTGGTGGGCAACAATTACTTGTAATACACAAATTAAGTTCTGGATTTGGATTTTGTTTTACATAATCAAATACTCTGAAAGTATTCTTATCCATTAGTGGCTCACCGCCTGTCATTCTAAATGTTTTTAGATCCTTATATACAGTGGGCCACCATTCCCAAAACGATTGAACGTATGGATTGTCTGGGCTATTGTCAATCCCTAATCTATCTACCCAACCTTTATCATTATGCGTTCCTGATGATAATTTGTAACCGCCATACTCTTGTACCTCCTTTAGCCATTCAGTAGATAAATGCGGTGAGCAATATGCACACTTAAAGTTACAAGCCTGATTAAAATTTACCTCCATATAGCGTGGAGTTGGGTGCTGAATGTTGTCTAATGCTTTTTGTATTAGTCCTTCCTCTTGAACATCATTGCTGCGGTAAGCTCTGTCACTTATATTGCCTTGATCTTCAATATCCCAGCAGTAACTACACTCTTTTGGACGCTCTCCTTCCAACATCTTATGCCGCTGCTGTATTTTATGGCTAGTGTTGTGTATAGCATCTGGATTAGCCGCTAACTCGTCTAATGGTATAGCGTGAGACTGGGGATGATAACAACTGTGAGTCTGCCCTGTTGGGATATGAATTGATACATTGAACCATTTTGCTAGGCAGAATGACGGACTAACGGCATTGAGATCCGTTAGTGTCTCTTTACTATCTTTAAAATATTTTGAAACATATCGTCCTTCAACTAGCGAGACTTGATCTCCTCGCTGATTTTCTCTCATCCTATCTCCGGATCAATTACTGCTCTTGAAATCCTAGATGGGTTTTGATATACTGTTTTGAAAAATATACTTTGCTTTTCTGTTAAGGGTTTTCTATCAATTGGTAAATCTAATTCTTCTTCTAATAATCTGCCAAACCAAATAATCTCTCCTTCAGCATCTGTTTCGGTTAGCTTACTAACTTCTTCATTCCATAATTTATTTAGGTAAGTAAAGTCTCTTACTTGAACATAATCCCAGTCGGTGCACATCGTCTTGTATAGGCCCTGTCTAGCGCCCAAGATCGCCCACATTCCATTCTCAACATCGTTACCCACCATAAGCCAAATAAACAGCCTGTGGAGGTTTTTCCAGTGGTTATTTTTGAAGTCTTCCAAAGATGGCTTTACTCCTTGATCTAGTGCCATCTTTACGCCTTCTCTAAATCCTGCTCGCCATGCTTGCTGTGGTGTTGCGTTATTGTAAATATCAGAGAAACAAGAATTCATTTGAATGTATTCTACATCCCAGCAAAAATCTACTTGAGCGTGTGGATTATTTGGATCTGCGTTTTCGTGTGTTCGCATATTTAGCACAAAATCTTTGGGCCAACATTTTACTCCGCCGTTACCATACATAAGTCCGTTGATAACATTATACCCACACCAACTAATAACTTTATCTTCTAGCTCATAATGATCGCCAAAATTAATCTCTTGCGTAAGAAAATCTTCTCTAATTCTATTATCGCCGTCTATAGTAACAAATCTATCAGTCTCAGATAAATTTGCGCAGGCTTTGTGTGCCGCATCCGAGCCTTCTACGCCATGAACTCTTTTTGCCCATGGTATTTTCTTACATAAATCAGCATAATTCTGTTCAGCATTTGGTTCATCATAACTTAAATAAATTATATCGTAATCCAATACCTTAAATACTTTCTCCATAATCCACTACTCTTTGATATGTGTAATTGTCAAATCGTCTTACTGTAAAAATACTCACTGGAAAATATGGATCATATTCCCAGTCTTCTTCAAAATGAAGGACACAATGATGCTCATTTACTAATTTCTCTAAATCTACTTTTAATATACGATATAATATATTAGGATTGTTATATTGAGTTACTGAAAAATGTAAAACTAACTTTAAACTAGCAAACTCTGCTCTAAGTTTTCCAGCGGCATCTTTACCAACATAAACTTTCCAACAAGTTGTATCAATATCTTGTATTATCTTAATATCAGCATCTAAGTCCTTATGAACTTGTGGAATTTTATAAACAATTTCTTGTATATTTAATTCATCAACTGGTATAATTTCTTTACGCTTTAATTTATAACCAAGATACGTTCGATCATATATTACTATAAAATTTGCGTAGTCTTCATTTCCTAATAGAATATCTTCAACCTCAGCAACATCAACTATTATAGATTTCCATTCACAGTCAAAATCTAAATCATCTGGTTTATTATTTGTTATTGCTAATATATTTCCTTCTCGAACATTAAAACAAACATAACTCATGATACAATACCTTGTACTATTTCTTCATAAACTTTGTTAGGAAAATATTTCCTTTCATATATATCAACTATTTCTTTAGATAAAAAATCAGAATCAACATAATGAAAAACACCTCTTTGAAAATGATTACCGATCACTAAATCTAAATCTTCTGTTAAATAAACCCCAACGTGCTTCAACCAAGTAGATCGAATATTTGCCCAACCTTGTATTCGTTCTTTCATATGAACAAAATTTATAAGATTAGTTTTATTATTAGTTACTGTTTGATCTAACTCTAAAATTTTAATTGCAATTGCTGTAGATACATCCATACTTGGTGCTGGTGGATAATAATCTTTACAGTATTGCCCATAAAACAATTCCCAATTATTAGATATAAGTTCTAACCATTTAAAAAATTCATGCGCCAAATCATCTTTTCTAAAATAATGTATTCCTGTATATATACTTGGCAAATTATTTTCTACAAATGCTTTACGATAATAATGTCCTGTAACTAACTCGCCTCGATATGTATAAACTCTAGATGGAAAAAATAACTCATACTTACTAAAAAACTTCCACCAATCATCAATATTTTGTGTTACTACAGTATCAGCATCTAATACAATTGTCTCATCATAAGGTGAGGCGTGGTAAGTCTTCCATCGATTCAAAACTTGATATCGAGTATTGTCATGCTCGTGCCAAGGTATTGGTACTACGCTATCAAATACCTTTTTCTGCTCGTCATCTATCTTATCACAAGTAACAATTGTTACTGGATATGAGTTTCCTTTTTCTTTTATACTAATAGCACAAATATAAGCCTGCTTTACATATTCTTTTCCACTGGCATATATTACAAAACCTTTAGACATGCAACACCTTATCAATATATCGTTCTAAACTAAATTTATTCATAACATGAATATTTTCATTACGCCATTGGCATATTGTATATTCTCCTGGATAATCTTCTTTTTCCAATAAAAAATTTATACGATCCCTGTCAGCATCCCATAGAATATCTTTATCTGCTGTAAAAAATAACTTGCCTGGCATTGGCATTGAAAATGTTCCTTCTTCATACCCGTTCATAATATGAATTGCTATACTAAATGCAAAATCATTACGATATAAAGCTGTTGGTATTTGGAAAATAGCTCTATAATGATACCAGTTATCTTGTATGTGCTTTAACAACTCAAAGAAGATCTCATTTTCTTTAGACTTTCTAAAAAACACAACTGTTGCCCAATAAAACTTAATACTAGGCTGACTAATATATTTAAATTCCATTGGGTTTCTAAACCCTGCTAAGTCATAACTTTTATCATAGATGAGAAAGTTATGATCTTGTTCAAAGCAATGTTTATAATCATCATTCATAATAAACATATCACTGTCTATTAGAATTGTTTCATCATATGGTGTAGCGTCATATGCCGAAGTTCTAGCTTCATTTTTAAATGGCAATGCTTTATGTGACAAAACACCATCATAATATCGCCTAACATTTTCCCAAGTATAATGAGGGCTTGTTCTAGCCATAACATTTTTACCTGGTAATGATTCTTTATCTTCCCATACGATTGGTATAATTCTATCAAATATATCTGCATAACCATTTACCACTACCCATTCTGGGCTATCAGTAATAACTGATGTAGGAATATTTAAATAATGATCTAATCTTTGAGCTAGAAATGCTGCTTGTTTTAAATAATCAATATTTGGGTTATTTCTTGCTACAACAAGAGCCCCACGACTTTTCATAGTTCTACCATTTTTTCTATTGATCTATTTTTGATTAGATGATTATATTTGCTCATATATGAATTACTAGCTTCAACATATACACTTAAAATTGTATCATAGAACGCTTGCAAATCTTCAATCTCAACGGGCCGATCATTATCGTCAATTAAAACTACAGACTCTTGCTCCTCCATTAGCATAATCTTGACAAAACAAATTAACTGTTGATTTACAGAAAACTGAGCGCCTTTATGATAATGGAGTATATCTTGATAGTATGTTTCTTGGAAAATTCTTTTTTGGTTGTTTAGAGTAACCATAAAATTGGAAAACTCTAATGCTTTTTCTAGCCGTTCGTCCATACATAACTCCTTTTATGTATATAGTTTATTCAACAAACGGTAGTATAAAAAGTGGTTATCCTACTGAAGGGCGAGCTAATGAAACTGATGAGGACCCTGTTGGATAATAAACAGACACTGATGAGTTTATAGTACCTAACACTTGCTCATCATATGCTGCAACCCAATATGGATTTCCAGATTTTCTTCCAACATCAGCATCAACATAATTTTGTGTAAAGGTTATGCTATTTGCATTTGGGAATGACACTGCCATATTTGCATAATTATCATTATATACTGAGCTAGCACTACCGCCAGTATAAGTAGAAAGTGTTCCTGTGCCTGAGCCATTATTCCATTGGGAATAGGCATAAGTATAACCATTAAATCTTGAACATATATTCACCCAATCAAGTGTCTTTGTTTGAGATCCTGAATATGACATTCCTATGGAAAATCTTATATATCCACCTGCATTGAAAAACCATCGCCTATGATTTGAGTTTGAAAAAGTTACTGTATGTGTTATAACCCTAGAAGTGTTCCAATTAGCTCCAATTGATTTACCTGCTAAACCAGTAACTAGCGTCATTTGCGTTGGGTTGGCATTTAACCTATTAGTCTCACAAGAATTAATTGCTGCTATATAAGCATTATGTGTCTTTTGGTAATCCGAATCTCCTGAGCCTCCTGCTCTATATACATCAGTACCTCCTGTTGGTACTTGTAAGCTAAAAGTTGATCCTGTTTGATGTAACCAACATTTATAAATGTCTGATCTTAGTTGCGACATTTGCGATGCTGATACATGCCCACCGCCTGCTCCTGCAGCAACTGTAGAGCTAGTAGTCCCTTGTCCATAACCATAGCTACCTGAACCAGTTCCTAAAATTGTTACAATCTTATTCCTCAATTCATTGTAATGTGTTGCTGACAAAGTCTGGCTTGTATTTCTACTTGATATTGGCATAATAATCTCTTAGATGGATGTTCCTTGTCTAGATGTTGTATTTGGTACTGTAAGTGTTACACCAGTATAACTATTTGCTGTTGCTCTTGGATCGACATAAGTCATGGACGGATAATATATTGATAGTGTGCTCTTAGTTGTTCCAGTAACATTCTCATCTACTAAAGCGCCATATGGTCCTGGAGGAGAATTAACCGGCCTATCACCAGTATCAACATCATTGAACACAATTTTAAATAATAGTGTGCTTGCTGAAGGCGAACTAGAATATATCTTATAATAATTTTCAGCATATACAGCCGAGGCATTTGGGTTTTTTAGCAATAATACACTTGGTGCTGATGTTGCTGAAATATAATTATCATAACCGAACTTAGTTACTCCAGCCGATGACAATAGTTCCTGCCATACATATGATTTAGTCGTTGATGAAAAAGATCCAATATGTTGTGACTGAAGTCTAATTTCTCCGCCACTATTGAAAAAATATCTTTTATGATTAGAGTCTACAAAAGTTACAACTACTTCATGCACTCTGTATGAGTTCCAATTACTAAATGACATTGATGCTTTATCATTCACTAAATTCATAGCACCAGGAGTAGCTGATAATCGATCAATATCAATTTTATTTACTACCCAAGTATAATCATTATAAGTTTTATTGACTGCTTCTGCTATTATAGCTGATGTAGTTCCTGCTCCAGCAGTAATGGTATCTGTTGTAGCTACTGATAACAATGGGAATGCGTCGGATGACTGATGGAACCAACAAGTCATTATATCTTGTCGCAAATTGTTCATTTGCTCTACAGTTACTAAATCATTAACTGCTGACACTTGCGAACTTTTTATAGTTTGTCCGTAACCATAATCTGCTCCGTGAATACCTCCACCTTGTCCAAGTATAGCAGCAACTTTAGTTTGAAGCCTGTTATAGTCTTCGGCATAGATGGTAGCACCACTAGCTTTATAGTTAATTGGCATTTTTAATCCTTTACTTTATTTATACTACTATTTCTACTAACCGTATATCTTCTGAATTGTTATCCTCTAAACTTCTACCAATAATGGCATAAAAATCTGGTTTGACTGATCCAGTATCTTGGAAGCTAAATGCTTTACCAACGCCTGGACGATCAGATGTAATGATAAAATCACCTTTTTTCACTGGTCCAATAACTTTACAAGGGACTCTTCCGCGTAATGCTACAGCAACACCGTCAATATCATCATTCATTAAATGTGCCGGGTTAGTTGATACAACTCCAATAACATTGTTGTCATTTTTTCGAGTACTCATTGTTACTTCTTTTGATCCACCATATACTAATACAGTACCTGGTGAATAATCTTGATCAGCTTCATATTTTTCAGCTAAATCAGCAAACCTAGCTGAGGTTGCTACACCATGGAAAATATTTGCTACCAAATCTCCTGTCGCATTTCTTGCTGCGATTGAATTGGCTTGTGCTGTAGCTGATGCTTCATGATATGTTGCGCCAACCGCTAATTTAGATGCAGTGTCGGCATTTCCTTTAAAAGATGTAGCAAACATATTTTGGAATGGATATGATATACTTCCAACATCTACTGATCTTCCTACTGCGGAAGCAAACGAAGCGCTCAATGATCCTGGACTAAACATTACATCGTATCCTGGAAGAATTGCGTTATCAATTAATCTAAATGGCATTCTTAAATTACCACTTACATCTCTAACTTGGAAGTACATATTTGTACCTTGCTCATTAGCAATAAGTGCTTGATCGCCATTAATAATTTTCAATCGTAAATCATTACTATCGCCAATAGCAACACCTTCATCGCCAAAGCCTACCATATTTGGAAAAGTAGCCCCTGTCTTTTGCACAAACTGATCTGGTGTATAACCACCTAATCTATCTGCGTTCGTAGCAGTACCCCACCATCTATGATGCGTAGATGTTTGTCCTGCTGCTGAGTGGACTGTATTTTTTAATGTAAGCCCTGAGTGAATTACATCAAAGCCTGGATATTTTGGTGCGTCTTCAGGCCCAATAGTAAAATCAACTCCGCTAATAATATGAATTACTTCATCATCTACTACAGAGCAAATAACTGGGCGAGAAACTCCTGCCGTATCTCTGATGGAACGGCTTTGGAATCTTGTAATACTGTCACCAACTCCTTGTGGTCCTACTAAAATGTATTCATCACCATTCCAGCAGTAAAGTTGATCATTTTTATCATCCCACCAAAAATCACCTTCTGACAAACCAGCTGGGGGAACTTCAGATACTTCAGAACCTCCTGCTAAACGCCACTTACTGCCATCCCAAAATTTCAACTTTAGATTAGCTGCATCAAACCAAAGCTGTCCTTGTAAGGCTTTAGGTGGCTCATTATTTCCAGCAAAGTTTTCAAGCAAGAATACAAAGTTCTCATTTTGTATCTCACCGTAACCTGCATAATTTTTACCTACTAGCTTCAAATCAGTAGTTTGGTCAATCGTTCCATCTTCAACTACTGTAAGTTGAGCAGTATTATATGTATTAATAATATACGCCATTCTGTGTTACCCCTAACTATTATATTGTATTTACCCCAAATCAGATAACTAACTGTTCTACTTCAGGATTGATCCAGTTAAAACCATCGCTTTCAAATTTATAAACAAACCGATCAACTTCAAAACTGATGTCCGCACTAACGCCATCACTTGTACTATTAGCTGCAATATCCTCAATAACATTTACTGTCCCAGTATTATCAAAATTTCTAACTGTTACTTTAGATAACTGTATTGTAGTATCATCGCCATACCCAATTGTTACAGGAATTGTAGCTGAAATCTCTTTGATAGATGTTGCCAACACCTTTAGCACTGTTCCTGGTAATACTAATGTAGCTGATCTCATCTGCTCTGCTATTATTCTTACATTCTCAATCGTACCAGCATTATATGGTGCTGTTCGAGGATCGTTACCTACCATCAAACCATTGATGTCAAATGCTAATACAACGCCTTGGCTTGCTATAGTTTCTTCTACATACTGTTTATGAGCAGCATCTTTGTCATTGACTGGATCCCCAAGATCAACTATTTTCTGTGATGTTACACTAATATCACCTTTTGGGTCTATCTTAAGCCCATATACACCAACCCCTACAGTTTCTATTTTGTTTTCGTTTATAAAAACATTATCAACTGTCAAGTCAGTCAATGTTCCTAGCTTTGTCATACCTGGTGCTATTGTTACAGATGCTGCTAAAGCAGTAGCTGATAAAATTGGTACACCATCTATCATAAAAGACGGATCGGTAATACTAGGCCCAGCTATAAGATTTATATGCTGATTAGCTTCCCATGCTTTGTAAGTAACATCCCATAAAAATTGTTTATCGCCATCGAGACTTTTTAGAATAAACCCGCCTTCATCTACAAAAGCATCATTTACTATATTGCCATCAGAATCAATAGCTAACTCAATATTCTTATCTTGTATAAACAAATTCTCAGTATTAACATAAACTGTAGTACCTGCAACATCTAAATCGCCCTGTATGCTGACATTTCCAGCAAAGTGTTGATTACCTGCTAAAAAGGCATCTCCCCAAAACTCTAATTTAGGGCGAGCACTCAATAAACTAAAATCATACAAATTAGTTAAGGGCTGATATGTAATAGGCAAATCAGCAAACATCGTCACTTTATATTCTGAAGCATCAACTCTAAATGCTTCAATGTTACTATTTTTAAATTGAGCATTTTTTACTCTCAAGCTAAAGTTCGCATCAACCTCTAAATTATCCATGTAAGTAGTATTACCAAATATTTTTGTTTGAATATGAGGCCTATCACCTACACCAATAATCAAACCCTGTGAGTTCTTAATTGATATATAACCTGTTGTAATAGCATCTCCATCTGTTGGCAAAAAGTGCTTAGACTCTTTTCTATTACCGTAATCATCAAGTAACGCCTTGGTTTGATCCGAAGTCCCCCGCCACCAAAATCCATCTACACCAGATTCTGCTTCTTTATCTACAACATTGAAACCTTTTTTGAGTCTTTGTCGTGGTGGTTTGAAAGTATCCTCTGGGTCTGGATCTAAAGTAGGAATAATGTGATCATATGGTATCCAAAATTCCTCTGTTGCTAATATTCCAGCTAATTTACCACCTATAAACATTTTCATAATGGTATGTGCTGTATTATTGATATCTAATTGTGTATCAGCTTCAAAACCTGTACGCCCTTGTCCTACATCATAAGTAGGACCTACTAGTGTTAAATCTACACCATCGTATAAGTATAATCTATTATTTGCGTTATCAATCCATATATCACCAGCTACTAAATTTGTAGGCTGGCTGCTATTGACTATAGTGCCTGTTGCTGAACGAAAATAAGTTCCATTAAAAATCTTTAGCCTTTGATCCTGCTTGTCATACCACAACTGTCCAGTCAGAGGATTGGGAGGCTGTGATGTAGAGGCAAAATTTTCTAGTAGTTTGATGAAGTTTTCATTGAGCCATTCACCAAACCCTTTATAGTTTTTACCAATTAGTGTAAGATCCGTTACAGACTTATCTATGACGCCGTCCGTCAAGTCAATTAGTAACTCGCCATCAGTTCTATTAATTCTATAACTCATTTATTCATCCTGCGTATATAATATAATTCAATGTCAAAAACGGATTCATTTTATTAATTGGTTGCCCTAAAGATCCTGTTGTTTTTATACCTTGCGTATTCTTCATACCAACACCATCTAATGATCCTGATGTTTGTGTGTAGAAGTGATAATCATCTACTTCAGAATCAGCAATGTTATATTGCTTTTGAGCTAAAGCATAATACTGCATATTATTGTGGAACAAGGTATGCTTGTGATCTGGTAAATTTTCTTCTAAAATATCTACTTCATCAGCACCGCCATGCGCTCCCAACACCTCAGCAGCAGACTCTCCTACAACCTCAACATACGGAGCAATTCCGCCCATGTTATGCATCCCTAAAGGAAATCTTCCTCTCAAGTCTGGCAAAGTAAACATTCCATCTGTGCTTGCTACTCCACCTTGATATAAAAATCCAATAGTCTCAAATAACTCTACATAATCTGATCTTAACACTTTTCGTCCATCGCATAACAGCCATCCTGGAGGTGATTCTTCACCTGCATACGGAACAATACTACCAATAGGCATAATTGGAACCGCACTAAGCAATTTTTGGACTGTTACTTTTTTAACACCAATGTCAGTTCTAATTCTATTGACTAGAAGCTCATCATCTCTTTGTATCTCTTCCACAGGTTCTTTTGACGATATAAATCCGTTACTAAGTCTTGTAACAAACGGAACTAATCCGCCTTTACCTAAAAATATAACTTCATCTTCAAGCTCTACATCACCTGCGAATGAGAATGTGCTTGCTGCTGCCAGTTGATTTGCTGAACCTGCTCTACCTGATACTGATCCATTTACAGTACCTGTCAAATCTCCATAAAAGTTTTGAGCGTGTATCTCGCCATACTTTAGATCCTTAGTTCCAATGTATGACATATCATTTGCTTTGTCAATAATTTGTGAGGCGTCTTTATCTGGTATAACTCTGCGTGTTTCAATCTCACCATCATTATAACTAGCACCCAAAAATCCAACTTTAAGTTTTTCACCAATAGTAATACTTTTCGCAACACCAATACCGCCAGCAGTTACAATAGATCCATTGCTGATTAAGGTACTATCTTTAGTGCTATCAATAACTAAGTTTCCTTGTGTTGCATCTTCTACTGGTATAGATATTCTTACATCGCCTGCTACATCTAATGTAGTAGATGGGTTTCTGTTGTTGATACCAACTCTAATTACTTGTGTAAATGTTACTGGTGACTCTGCTGATGTAGCTCTAACAGCATACAAGTCAGAGGAATCGCCTCGAACTCTAATATCAACTCCAGCACCTGCTACTTTACTTTTTACAACACCTACTTGTCCATCAACGCCTACATTAAGAGCAGCATTTAGTCCATAATTGATTCCAGTATCATGTTGTACATTCAAATAAAACGAAGTTGAGCTAATCTCATCTTTACGCATAAAGTTACCAGCAGGAACTGATTGGTTATTTACGATAAGACTTTCAGCTTTTTCAGATACTCCAAAATACTTTAGTGGCTTTTGCCCTGGCTCATATCTTGTGCTCATATTCATACCAGGATATAATGTAACAAAACCTGGTATTTTTACTTTAGGTGTAAACTCATATGTAGATATAATCATTGCTGGCATAGCATTGATGTCTATTTGTAAAATATTATAAGTATTATCGTCAATGCCAACAACTGCTTTTGGAGTTGATCCTGTTACAACACCGCCTTGGAATTGCGGTCCAATCAACACCCACTCAGCGCCTTTTTCTTCACCCGTAAACATCATTAGTTGTAAATTGTTTCTATCAATCCACAAATCACCTTCTCTAGGATTTGTAGGAGTCTCTAATGATTTGTTTACACCATTTACAGTTACCCAGTCAGTGCCGTTATAAACTCTTAGCTCTCCTGCGTCATCACCTGAGTCATACCACAACTGTCCTTGAACAGGAACGGATGGCTCTGTGGAAGCAGCAAAATTTTCTAATAAATGTAAAAAGTTTTCAGCAATTACTGTGCCGTAAGCAGTAGCATTTCGCCCTGGTAATTTTAGTGAGGTTTCTTGATTGATAGTTCCGTCTTCTACTACTATGCCTAACTTGTTTACATAATCTGTAAATAAAATCTGATATGGCATATTACTCTCCTATCAATCCTGAGAGACTTTGTACTCTCACTGTATAATCAATTTGAATCAATCTGTTTAGACTTTTTTGTACTGGGTGGAATAATACATGAGTAATAAGTAGTCCTTGCCCATCTGGATTCCAACTTCGTAAGCCTAGTTCATCAAATACAAATAAATTATTATTATCAGATGCTGTATCAAAAGCATCTTGCCCTGCAGGCTCGCCATAATCTAACAAACAAGTTACAAGCACATCTGTATAATTTGTGCCACTAACATGCCTTACTTCTGTTTTATTTCTATATGGATCTGTATTATTAATGCTTCTATCATCTACTACTTTTGAGTAAGTCTCATTGTAAAGAGACGCATTAACTCCTGTAGAATTTGGAGTAAGATAGGTAATAATTCCTGTTGGGTCAACACTTGTTCCTCCATTACCAAAACTCATAGAATATATAAAACCTGATCCTGCGTTACTTAAACTTTGAGCAAGTGCTATACTCATATTCTCATAATGAATAGCATTTCTTTTATCTATAAATACTTGCTCAGTTTCTGGATCATAAATTTTGATATATCCTTCAACTAATATTCCACTGTTGTCTTTCATATTATATCCCGTTATTTTATTTATCTAGGCAGATCCACCTGTGCAGACTTGATCATTCTTGCTATTAGGGTCTCGCTCTCGCCTAGTGCCTTTCCTTTTTCTGTCCAAGGAGCACCTAGCTTTCTTATTATATGAATGTGTTGATTTTTCTCAGGAGTATGTAACAATATTAACTTATTGCCATCTACTGCAAACTCTGGAGGCAATGTTACATCACCTTCAGGAGAATCTTGTGCTACTAGCTGTCCGTCTTTAGCATATTGTTTTCGTAAATCACTGTTGAGTTGATATGACTCTAAAGGTGTTTTACGCAACCGTATTCCAGCTACATATACTTCAAACTCATTTACACTGTTAGGAACAAAATCTAATTCATACTCATTAGATATCCCATCTGCTATATGTGTTAACGTTTTTGTTTCATCCTTGTAAGGCAACATCATTGTCACTGAGCCATTATAAATCTCAGTTCCAGCAGGAACAACAGCATTGACTCCTGTTCCTAATGTTCCTCGACGCAACTGTTGTAGCCTATTATTTACACGCTCAAAGTATTCAACTCTCTCTTTATTGATAAACACTACGCCTGGATTTTTTGCGCCTTTGCCTGGATCTGGCAAATGAGAAGCATCAACAAGCTCTACTGTCTTATCATTCCAATGCAAATCTTGTGCTAGCTCGATATTTTTTGTTCCATCAATAATCATATAATGAGTTCTATTAAGAACATCCTTAAACTGCCTCCATCCAAGTTTTCCTGACTGCGGACGATTACTAAAATGTATTGTCTGAACATTATCGCCTATGAGCAAGTTCTTTGCTAGTTTAATATATTTTTTATCATTTGTCAAGCGATAATCTACACTTGGTGCTAATAGTTTACCATTTACTGCTACCCAAACATAATATACCTCAATAGCTGGCTTATTAAGTGGGATAAATCCATTCTGCATCAATCTAAACTCATACCAATCTTTTGAACTAGCATCGTGTATCATCTCAGCTCCTATTTTCTCAATCCTCATAAAATCGTTCTCTTTGATGAACGGTCCAATATCTGGTAGGTGCAGTATGTTAGTGCCATCACCTTCTATTGGTTTGATTTTTGCGAATGGGTTTGTTACTGGGTCGTCTGATCCATAGTTTATGTCATCAATGCGAATATCGTTTAGTGTGACGCTATATAAGGACCCGTACTCCAGCTCAAAATCCAAAGTAATATCTGAGGTGGGGTGTGGAACGATAAACACTGCTGAGCTTTCTATGTAGCCTTGTCGTAATGCTGTCCGCTCCTCAATGTCGAAGGATTGCCAATCAATCCCTTGGCTATCATGGTTGCTAAATTGATATACCATAATTTCATCACCTGCGTTATGCGGCTTGTTAATATAAAGTATGCCTGGCGTTTTTACAAACTCTCCAAACTTATCAAAATATCCATACCTATAATCACCACCTGAGCTTACTGCGTCTTTTACATGATGCTCTTGTCCTGTTACATACACTTTCATTATGTCACCAGGTTGCCCAGTTCCACGTTGTAATTGTATTAGGCTTCCTGCTTGTTGATCTGGGTGTAGCAATGGATCAATTTCTTCTAATGAACTATATCTCCATTCCTTAATATTTTCCAACTCGTGATCATTTAGGAATACTCGCATTTGCTTTACATCAACTGAGGATAGTGGAACTTGATATAACTTCAACTTATATTCCCTAGCATCTGTTAGCGTAATAGTCTCAACATAACCTGGATTTAGTAAATCTCCATTTAGCAATACCATTGTGTACCATTCTGTTGGCTCTTGCTGCTCTGGTATTTGTGATAGCTGATATTCAATTGAAGATCCATCTGCTGTAAATGTATCAACTGTTACTGTACTATATTTTCCTTCATCGCCTTTGAATATTGCGTAGCGTATAATAGATCCTTTAGGTGGAGGAAGTGCAAACTGTATAACTACATTGTCTGGCGTTGGGTAAGATGAGTCATCTGATTTTACTAGTGTATAATCTTGATTCTCAGCATTTACAGACACTTGGCTTGATAAGTCCTCACTCCATCTAACATTAATGTAATAACCTACTGATACTCCATCAGCTATAATAGTATCTACATCTAAAATATCAGTGCCGCTGTAATCTAATGTAATAAGACTTACTTTTCTTCCTGCTCTAGGCTTTCTTGTAAATTCTATTGTTTGATCCGCTGAGTTTATTTTATAATCTGTTTTTACTTTCTTCAGCTTCCCATCTACTTTTACCATGAGTGAGTGTTCTGTTAGAGGAGACACACCTATTGGATAAATTTTATTTGTGCCGTCTGTAGTAAAGTTGCGGCTAGTGATTGTGCTAACGCCTGGCGTAGGACGTTCAAATACTGTAATGTCTAGTGTATCAACCAAGTGTCCTGGCACTTGCTCCTCTGGTCCTTTGCTAGTCATTGGTGTAATAAAATTATCACCATCTACTACAATCTCTTCTGCAGTAATACCTTTAGCATTAGCGTATGTCAAACTACCACCAGATAGCATAGTATCATAATCAAACTCACTTGGGAGGAAGCTACCATCAGATGAAGGCTTGCGTAACACAAACATATCATCTACTTCTGGATCAATACCAACATCTCTTAACAAAATCTTAATATTTGTTCCATCACCTGTAATAGTTTTTATTTTGGCGTTTGGATTTGTCTCATTGCCAGTTCCATATTGCTCATCATCAATCCGTATGCCGTTGTAATAAACATTATATATCTCACCATTTTCTAATGGCTGCTGTGCTTCAAAAGCAATCTCTTTTAGCAATCCATCTTTGATAAGTTCGTCAATCTCATCTGCTGTTAGCTCACCAAATCTAGGTATTAGATAATTGTCTATCACGCTCAACGCATCTGGATCTGTTAGTGTTCCCAAAGCATATTTTTGAACATCCTCGCCATGGATCAAATCTGCCATTTCAAACTGGCTACCTTTGTTGTAAATATTGATAAAACTTGGGCTTGCCATAGCAGGAAGATTTAGAGGATCTTTAGCAAAATTTATATCTCTACCAACGAGTCCCCAATTAATCCAAAGTTTATATCCTAGCTGCGGGAAAAGCAGTATATTAGGAATAACTTTGAAAGACTGATCTGTAAATGTCAAATCATATGAATCCCAAGATGTATCATACCAATTCTCAGTATCCCACCCAACTTTATTTCCAAAGTCAAATGCTTTTACTTCAACTCCTCCATAATCAACTCCGTCCATTAGCTGCGACAAATCTTTTCCAAACTGTCCAACCTCTGGCTCGTAGTATAAATTAACTCTGTCTGCTGCTGAAAGTAATTCTGCGTCTTTAATATATTCTATTCTTATTTTTGAATATTTTGGGGCAGGCACTGTAAATGTAACTTGTCCGTGATACCTGTCATAGCTCTTACTTGTATCCAAAACATTTTTGTATGTAAATTGGCTTGTAAGCAAAGCATTATCATCTACGTAAACTTTAGTAAAACCCCTACGCAAATTCATAGGCCAAGTTAAATCAAATACATATTGCGATCCTGAAGATATAATATTATCAGTTTCTTCTAATTCTGTAATAAAATATTTTCCTGTAATTCTATCAAACTTAATATCTGTTTTGAGACTTCTTGGTAGTGCTCTGCCAATCTTTACACTCAATATTACAGGACGCCCGCCTTCTTCAAGCGATCCGTTAATAGTAATCTTTGGTAATGAATAATAGCCTTTGCCTTCATCTATAATCTCTGCTAATCGTACTATTCCGTTAGATCCTAAATGAGTCCTAATCTTAGCACCGCTGCCACCTCCTCCAGTTAGCACTACTTGTGGAGGGCTTTGATAACCATAGCCCGGATCTACAATACGAACCTCTGTTAATACATATGAACTATTATCATACCAATTTTTATTTGGATATGTATCAACAAACTGTGCCCCTAATAAGTTATCATCCCATATTTTTATTGCATGTGGTACAATCTTCTTTTGCTCTGGACTATAATATGGAGGCAAGTCAAAGTCTGTAATTCTACTAACAGTGGAGTCAGTTTTTTCGTATGAAGAAATATATTCCCTAATTTTTGCTTTGAATGCTTTTACTTCACTAATATAATCTTGATAACTAGACAAGTTATCATTATTGAATGTAATATCTTCTCTCAATGTTCCAACATTGTGTTTGGCTCTAATAAATGATGTTTTGAATAACCAATCTACATTAGTTCCTTCTGTTAGCACATAACGAATAGCGGCAAAAAATAGTTTATTGTATTCTACTGCTAAATCATCTATAAAAATATCTTCTTTTATTGCTTGAGCTATATATCGAATTTCTTTACTTGGTAATCCATCATAAAAATTGATATCATAGTTTATAATATCAAAATTTACAAGTCCAGCAAACGGATCATATAATGAGGACTTAAATTCTATAGTTCCTTTTTCACGCCCAATAGTTTCATAATTTACAGTATAATCTACATTTAGCTGATTGTCTATTTTTCGCAACAACAACCAACCGCCTGATCCAATATGATTAATTTTTACAAGATCACCTATTGAATCTTCTACACTTGGTAACTCATATGAATACTGCACAATATGCTTTACTGCTGATACCTCACTAAATCCTGCTTTATACCAATCTATATAATCCCAATACAATCTAACATCATAACCTTGACTTTGTATTCTACGCCACGAATCTGCGTTACGATCTCGCTCATATAGTGCCCATTTGCCTTCTATAGTCTCATCATTTCGAACTAGTGCTGTAAATCGTCTTAGTTCTATCTCAGCACCATCATGATAATTTTTACCACCGTTGATAACATGAGCACGGATTAGTGATCCAACAGAATTTAAATCAAATTCAATTATAGCATCTTGTCCTCTGCTCTTAATATGATATGATGGGGATACAAAATAACCTCTGCCTGGATTTGTTATAAGAACAGAATCAATTCTGCCGTCTACAATATCTAGTATTACTTTTGCTTCCTCAAGTCTTGATGTTCCATACTGATCTAAATCTGCTCGCAAATCAACTTCAATATCATACAAGTTTGATGTTTTTAAAGGTGGCTTATCATATTCATGTAGTTTAGTTAGCGATTTATTATCTACTATGAGGTGTTGCTTGAGAACATAGTT